GCTTGTAGCCACCATTGTCGATAGGGGCCGTGGTGGAATCAGGCTTCAGCGACAGAAGCGAGGCAGGACGGAAGTCCGTCAACAGCTCCTTCGTCGCAATCTTGTCCCAAATCGTCTTATGAGCATCGAAGTACTCCTGGAAACGAATGTTCGCAGCCTTCACGAACATAGGGGCCAGCTGATCAGAAGTGACAGCCTCCTTCAGACGCGCCTGCGCGAGACGGTCGCCTGCAAGAGCTTCAGACAGCTGAATGTTGAACTCTTCCTGGTTCTTAAAACGCACTTTAGTTGCCTCCTATCAGGCGTTCTTTGCAGGCGCAAGAACAACCTGCATCTTCTGTTCGGTAGCAGAAGCAGCAAGAGGCTCCTTCAGCCAACCAATAACGACATCGGCACCAGCCTTAACGGTCGTAATCTCAGGCTTGGTAGAGCCGCCAGTCGCAGCCTTCGCATACACAGGCGCACCCGCCTTCGCAGCGGCAACAGACTTGCCAACAAGCTCAAACACGCCGCCAGCAACACGCACGGAGGCATAGCCAGGGCCATTCAGACCGTACGTAGGAGCAGTCAAGACATCAGCAAGAGGACGCTCAGCCTTGGCAACCTTAGAACCAACCTTCGACTGAAGGATGCCAGCAATACCATTGTCCTTGTTGATCACAACAACATCACCGGGGTTAAGGTGAGCCTGGTTATCATCGACAGGGAGGGAGAGAGTCTTAGAGTACTCAAAAATCTGGTTGTCGTTGACAACCGGAACACGAATAGCGTTAACTGCCATTATGCTCACCAACCAATCTTTCCGAACGATTCCTTCAGAGAAGTCTCAGTGGACTTATCGACAACAGGGGTGGCCGTCGCAGCGACAGCCTCCTTCAGATACGCACGCTCAGCCTCAAGCGCCGCGTCAACATCCGCGCCACCCTTCACAGCCTCACGAACGCGGGCGACAGCCGCCTCCGGCAGACCGGACTCGGCAATCTTCTTACCAGCCTCAATAGCCGAATCGACATCAACCGATGCCTCTTCGACCTTCTCAGCTGGTTCCTCCACCTTGGCCTCCTGAATCGCGGCCACAGCAGACTCTAGCTTAGAGCCGATAGCTTCAACAAGAGAAGCGATCTCACCCTTCAGCTCATCGAACTTGGACTCAAGCAGCTTTTCGTCCACAGTTCCCTCCTTAATAGAATTGTTGTTCCTATTTGATTCTAGCAGATCAACAATGCCACCACCCGCACCAGGCGCGGTAACAAAGTCAACCGATCTAACGCCAGCAAAAACAGGAACAACACCTGTCTCCGCAATTGGCTGGTCGCACCAAGCATTAATGGAAACACCAATATATTCCCACTTATCCTTGATTAGCTCGTTAACACCCGAGAACACCTTACACACAGTGTAGAGCGCCCCATCCTCACCAACTGTCGCGTCTTCAAGGAAAACGCCAGCATAGTCACGAATAGAACGCTCCGGGCGCTCCCATTCCTCAGACTCAGTTGGGTGGTCGATAAACATTTCCGTGCCAGCCTTAAAAAGGTGAGCAGACTCAGCCAAGTTCTCAGCAGTGTAAATACCGCTAGAACCCTGGCCGGGCACGATAATCCTGATTCGGTACTTTCCCTCACCAAGAGACTCAGTACCGACAGCGCTCGTGGACTCATGCAGCTTAGGCATCGGTCCCTCCATTATCTCGATTGTCGTTAGTACCATCAGACAACGGGCCTACACCCGTTGAGCGTCCGTCCTCGTCATTAGCCTTTGCTGTCGAATCATTCTCGCCCTCAGCCTCATTCTCACCCTCATCGGGTAGGGCAGGCAAATCTTCCAACGGCAAAGAACCAGCAATCTTCAAGAGCTGCAACACACCGGAACGCATTTCAACCTGATGCAAAGCACCATTCTGGAACGCCAGCGTCAAAGACTGAATACGGCGGTGAGTCTGGTCATTATTGATCGAACCGTACTCAATCTGAACCTTAATGCCGAGAGCCGCAGCAATCTCATTCAACATGTCGATATGGAGTTGACGGCGCAGCTCCAACGCCTTAAACGTCGGGTCTTCAAGCGCAGTCTCAGCGCCCTGACGACCGCCCGCAGAACCATCAGTCAGCAACACCGACAAAGGGATGTCGAGCGCAGCCGACACCATAGACGCAAGAGGCGTACCAGCCGAGAAATCAATCCCAGCGCCAGCCTTGTTAATCGCCTGAATATCCTGCCCAGCACCGATGCTTGCAGTGCCACCGACACCAGGACCAGCCATACGCTGCTGAACGGCCTGTTGCTGCTTAGAATTAACACTCGTTGCCTTAAAGGCCAGCTTAGCGAGAGACTTCTCCATGAGGTGTGCGACCTCGAGATGCTCTTTATACTTCTGCGCATACGACATAGCACTCATGAGATCAGGCTTGCCATACTGTTCAGCAGCAAGGCGATTCACGGTCGCATACACAGCCGTCAAGCGCTTGTTCACCTTGTAGTTAGACTTGGTGATCTTCACGCTCACGCGGTCCCACAGCATGTACCACTGAGGCTCACCGCTTACGACAGGGTTAATGAGCAGAGCAACGACATCCCCTGTCAGATCATCAGTAGCCACCCCGGCAAGGCGCATCAACGGAACAGGCGTAACAGTCTTTGTCGCCTTATCCACAAGATAAATGACGCAACCGTCAGTGTTGAAAGACTGCTCATCACGAACACGCGCCTGCACACTAAAACAAGCCTTCGCGTTTTCTTCGATTACCTTACGGGAAGGTCCAGTAGAACCCTTGTAGACAACAGGGTCACCCCACATGTACGCATTACGCACAACCAAGCCACGCTTCACAATAGGGTTAAGAGTAGCCAAACGGCGCGCACGCGCCGAATGGTCCCTAATCACATCAAGAGTAATCAGAGAATCGGGGCCTTCGACAGCAGACAAGGGCAACCAGCCCACATCTTCTCGCTTGAGACGCGCTAGGGTATCAGAAAAAGACCCTAACGCTTCTTGAAATGTCTGCTCATACTTCATGCTAATTATCCTATCACGCTAGAAATACAGACAACTCTTCCTCGAACATGAAGTCCAAGAGGTCATCTTCTTCTAGTAGATCATCGGGCGAATAGTACTGACCTTCTGAATCACCGGCCATAATCGCTCCGATATTTTGGTACGCGTAAATGACAGCATCAAGAACGTCAGGAGACTTAATGCCACGCTTACGCATATTCTCCTTCGATTCAATCAACAGGGCACTACCGCGATACTCATACTTGATTGACGCGATCTCGTTATGCAGCTCATCGTCATCTGGCAGGAAGACACGACCATCAGCGACAGCCTTAGCGAATTGATCGTACATAGCTGCACGATAGTTGTACCACTTAGTGCTATCGCCAGACTTCGCGTTACCGTGAATACCAATGACAGAAATGTCAGCGGGCACGAAATTGTAGATACTATCGAGAACGGATGCACCAACACCGATAGCGTCAATACGAATCTCGACAGCCCCGAGTTCGACTGCCAGCTCACCAACCTTACGGGCAAGCTCAGGTCCATTCAAGCCCTGGTAACGCCCATGAATACGGATGTACCCACCTTGGTTAGATACGATCACCGAGCTGTCGGAACCATAACGGGCAACGTCAACACCGAGAACTATCGGCATGCCCTCGTCAGGTTCAGATGTGTCGTACGCCTCCATAGACTGCATGACGCGACCCATGTTGAACAGACCGTCGTCAGACACGTCCGGGAACTCACCGAGGACACGTGCGACGAAACGGGGGTCATCCTCTCCCCATTCCTTCTTACGTGCCTCAACCCAGTCAACCTGCACAAGACGAGTCGCAACCTCGACAGGTACGACCTCACCCGTGAAATTAGGTGTGTCGTACGCGCCGAACTGGATAATATTCCAGGAGCGTTCTTCAGGCTTCAGGCGCATCTCACGCTTGAACACCTCGGCCATGTAACACGATGGGTCGTTAGGGTTAGCGATAGCCAGGATGCGCGCGTACTTGTTGGTCGTGATTGCGTCCGCAGCGGTGAAGATTTCCTTGGAGATACCCCCAGCCTCATCCATAATCACTAGGACGTACTGGTCGTGGACACCTTGAAAACCCGACTCGTCCTTATCGTCCGGCTTCATACCAAAAGCGATAGGGTCTTGTCGGTCTCCCATCTTCCATGTTGCGTCGGCGTTAACCTTGCCACCAATGCCTGCATCGGCCTTGACACGAGGAATCTCTTTCCACAGGACGTTACGGACCTGCTTCCAGTTTGTCGCCGTTGTGACAACTGTCGTATCATCGACAGGATGGGTGTCTACCCACCAGTTAACAAGGGTAGCTGACAAACGCGACTTTCCCACACCATTGCCAGTAACCACAAGGGTTTTCTGATGTTCAACAACAGACTGTGAAACTTCACGCTGCTTCGACCACATAAACAGGCCGTGGTCTTCAGCCCACTTGGCAGGATTATTACGCCACACTTCAAGACGCTGGGCATCAGAAAACTTCTTAGCGACAGCACCGAAAGGCAGCATTACTCACCCTCAACTTCTACAGTAGCCTCAAGCAGTGCGGCAGGCTTATTCACAGCCTGAGCAAACCAGTCAGCCTTGTTAACCTCCAAGGCCTTCTTAGCCCCAGCCGACAAGTGCGGGTACATGAGAGCTGTGTACTCTTCGAGCACTTGGTTAGTGAACGACAGCATGACGTTCACTTGCTTCTCTTCGATCACACGAATCTCATGAGTCACCGTCTGGCGCTTCAGGTTAGCGACCTCGGAAATCTCACGCAGAACAGCAAGAACAGCCTGAAGATTCTGGCCCCAGTTACCCTTCTCGTCAGCAAGGCCGAACATCTCGATCTGGCTGTAGGCCATGTCAACAAGCGCATCAAGACGATCAAGCTGCTTGATGCGCATATTGCGGGGCGACAATTCCTGTCGGCTGTCGTAGTACGACTGCTCGATGACGAACAGCTCTTCAGATGTGAAGCCGGTCGCCTGGATGATCTTGTTCCTGTCGGCACCACGCTTCAGCAGCGATAGTGCCATGTCCCGCTTGCCCTTCAGCTCCGGGTCATCACTCGTCAGCAAATTGCGCGATTCGTTCGCTGAACTCATTTAGCACCTCTTCAACCGTCTTCTGAAACTTCTTGTCCAAGTACGCATAAGTACACGACACACCGACAACGGCACCAACGAAGATACCAAGCAAAAACCAGACTAAAAACATTAGTCCTCCTTCGGAACAGAGGGCAGGTCATCGACCTTCACGCCAGCCTGAATCGCTGCTACACGAACAGCGTAAGCGTGTTCCTTCCACAAAAACACCTGAGTGCGCAAATCAGCTTCAAGGTCATCCCTGGCATCCTGTATTTCCTGGGCCTTCCTATAGCGATCAACACACACGTCAACAATAGCCTTGATAACAAGGGTGACAGCAGAGCATATCAGCCCCACAAGCGCAGTATTCACATATCCCCCTGTTACTCACTAACGGTTGACAAGTATTCTTGCCTCGCCTTATTATACCGTTCCTCGGCTTCTTCCAGCTTGCTCTTCGGCAATACTCCGGGCCTATACGCATAAGGCCACACACGCAGAGCACGCGCAAAAAAGAACAAACCAATGATTACTGACAAAATAATAACATGAAGGGGCCAATGGACGTGTGCCGTGCTCAGCACCAATTCATCAATCGCCACAAGCATGATTCCAACAACAGCGACAAGAGCAGCAGGCCCTTCAAGCCACCAAGAACCAATCCACGCTGATGGGGCACCCATAACACCGGACACGACCATCAGCACACCAGAGAGAACAATCATCCACGGCAGCTCATCGTAGCTTGTTAGGAACCCAAAGCCGGTAATAGCGATAGCGGTGTAAATAACCACCATCACCGCCGTTACCGAGCGAGGCTCAGTCATCGAACTAATCAACTTCTTCATGACACTTATTATAGCGAACACCCCCTACCACACAAGTAGGGGGTGTTCTTACTGAATGTCACTCAGCGTCAGGAGTGCCATAGGAGGGTGCCGTATAGACACCGCCAGTGTGAACGGTTGCGATAAGGAAACCGATCACAGACAGGACTCGTTCGATCACCTGAGACCACTGCTCCCAGTTTTCGGCGGTCCAACCGCCGTAAGCGACACCAACCATTCCGATAGCCGCAAACACTGCGTACAGTGCCTTACGGCGCTCTGGGGTCAGCAAGTACCACTTAGTACGGTCAGTGGTCAAGACTTCATTAGCCATGAAAGTTCCTCCTAGTAGAAGTTACTTCGATTCTACCAGGCGAACAATGCCGTCAGCGTCCTGTTCGACAACCAGCTTACCGACAAGCAACTTACCGTCCTCACCGAAAATCGAGCACGCACCATCAAGGCGCGTCTGAGCGAGGCCGACAGCCATAGAGCCGTCCTTAGTAAGGAAGTAATCACTGCCCTTGTACGACAGCCACCCGGTACGCATAGCACCGTTTTCCTCAAGGAAGTACCACTTGCCCTTGACGAGCTGCCAGCCGGTCTGCATCTGGCCCTTGTCGTTCAGGAGGAACCAGTTTTCACCGATCTTCTGCCAGCCAGTCTCCATCTCGCCGTAGCGCGAATCGTGCATATCGTGCAGGAAGTACCAGTGGCCGTCGATATGCTGCCAACCAGCCTGCAACCAACCCTTCTCGTTGGCGTAGAACCACTTATCGTTCACAGGGAACCAGCCGGTCTCGAAACCACCATCAGAAGTACGGTACCACCAGCCACCATCCTGCGACACCCAGCCCTCAGACTGAGTGATCTCAGCATCAAGGTTGTCATAGTACGCCTGAGCCTTCTCCATGTACTCACCAGCGTACTTATCCCGCAAAGACGCGGGGCAGGCAGTCGAATAGAAGTCTGAGTGGGGAAACACGTTGACACGCCACTGCGGACGACCAAGACCATACGCACGACACAGGGCCGCAGTCAGGTGCGCACCGGCATCAAGCGTCGCTTCACCAATGTCCCAGCCACCCTCAGCACCAGTGGAGTTAGCGTGCTCAATGCCAATCGAACACGAGTTAACGCCGGGGCAGTGCCAGGCCGTGTCCTTGTCGTGGACGAACTGTGCGGTGCTGCCGTCAATGTCCACGTTGTAGTGCGCAGACGTGCCATTATGGTTAAACGCTGCAAGGACACCACCATGCGACATAGCCTTGCCAGCGTTGTGGTGGACGATAACACGGTCAAGTGCTCGACTACGGCCCTCATCGTGGTTATCGCACCACAGGTTGTAGTCAGCGATCAGATTATGCCAGTCAGTCACTATAACTTCTCCTAATCTCCCAAGGACCGAAGTCCTCATACTCGGAGATAATCATATCAGTGAACACCTGGATACCCTCTTTCGTGACATACACCTGGGGATGCGAGTTTCTACCGTTCTTATAGACACGCCAGATACCAAGCAGTCCTTTGGCCTTTTCCGTAGGCTCGCTAATATGCCGACCCTTCTTCAGGTATCCTTCACGGCGCAGAAACCTAATGACCTTCGTAGAGCCAATACTTGGAATCTCTTTCCTCAGGCTCTTACCGAAATCTCGCAAGCTAATTTCTTCCATCACACACCATCTACATCAACGAAATAGTCTGCAAAGGGGTTGTCCCCCGGCTCGCTGAACTCCATGTTGATAGTTGCTGCCTCGGTGTCCATCAGGCGCAGAACATCCTTTGGCTGTCGAACAGACTTGAAGATGAGAGTCCAGTCAACAGGCATGTAGTCACCGAGCATGATCATGTCCTTGATCGTCAGACTACCGTTCACTAGCTTACTGCGGTAATACTGCGCAGAAGAGCCACCAAGCAGCTTTCCATCATTTGTGATGGATAGCCCAGCGTCCTTGAACTGCTTAATCACTAGCTGTCGGACAAAATCAAGGCGTGTTTTGACATCCTGCGGGTACTTTTCTGGGCCGCGAGATGCGCGGGCCTTAGCCATTCGGGCGCGTGCTTCTTCGAGCTTCACAGGGTCAGTAATTTTAGTCATTTTTCACCTCATACTTCTTCAAGAGGTCCGGTCGGAACCCAGACCAGTGTTCCTTCATTTCCTTGCCTTCAGTCACAACAACGACAGGTGCTTGCTGATAACCCAGTGCACGGATAAACGCCAGTGCAACTGCATCTACCGTTACGTCGATGCCATTGAACGGCAGTCCCATTGCCTTCAGCTTGCGGTACGTCGCCGTACACTGCGGGCAGTTGGGCTTGGAGTAAACGTCGATAACCATTCTCAGATAGACCTTCCAGTCGAACCAAAACCACCTTGACCTCGCTCACCGGCTTGGACTGGCGGCTGTGCGTAGAGGGCAGATGCGCCCTCCAACTTGATGATGACAATTTGAGCGATCCGCTCACGCTCTTCGAGCACGACAGGGGTGTCTTTACTCATGTTCCACAGTGGAACGAGAACTTCGCCCTCGTAACCAGCGTCGATGACACCGACACCGTTAGCGAGTAGAAGGCCCTTCTTGCTCAAGGAAGAGCGGGCAAAGACGAGTCCGACAGAGCCGTCAGGAATGTCGAACTTAGCAGGGTAGTAGCCTGTCTGCACGAGGATAACTTCACCAGGGTAGATAATCACCGGCATCTTCGTAGACAGGTCGAAACCAGCATCGTTATGGTGCTGTCGCGTTGGGCGCATTTTTTGCTCCTTTCGTTGAGTACAACCATGAGTGCAGCAGCTTTAGCAAACTTCAGTGTGCTTGGTGCTGCAATGCAGTCTGTGATAACTTCGTCGGCTAGTTGACCGAAGTCTGTTTCTAGGGCGCTATAGTGCTCGTACCATTTGTTGATGTGTTGTCGGCTGATGCCCATGTATGTGTCCGGGTCGCCGCTTGTGACACTGATACGAGAGTCTTTGTCCCAAATATAGTTCAAATCTTTAAGATCAGGTACGTGTGGAACGAGCTTGTTCGCATAGTTGTTGTTCCGGCTCACGTACTGACTCAGACAGATAACGACATCATTGAAGCGGGGCTTTGTCTTAGTCTCGCCGTACCACCATTTATAAATGCCGTCGATGAGCTTTTCTGCTGTTTCGTCCAGTTTCACTGAGTTGAACTTTTTGACGCTGGTTGGTTGCCTCACGGCCCTGTCAGAGTAACTAAAGCTGCTGCGGCCAACTCGCTTGAGCCACGTTTCCACAACCTTACTAGGGTCTGTCATTGTCCCTCCTTTCTACGCAGTCAATATTAGTACGTGTTAGTGTAGGGTACAAGTGAAACCTGTGTGACCCGTGCCACGTTGTGTTTTGGGTAAGACAGAGCGCCAGCACTAAACAGCACTGGCGCTCTGCCCCTGTTAGGAAGGAGGCTCCTAGTGTATCACTCAGATGTAGTCGTTGCCAAATCGGCCAGCGCACCATGCGACAGCACATGCAGCTGTACCAAACAGCAGCGTCAAGATTGCGATCACAGCAGCCTCAGAGGCAGCACCCGTCTTAGCGAGCTTGCCTTGTTCAGGTGCGACAGCCGGTGCAGTCGGCTGAGGTGTAGCAGTCGGCACAGACTGTGGCTCATCCGAGGGGCTAGGTGCCGGAGTTGGCTTCTCAGACGGTGCAGGAGCTGGCGTGGGCTTCTCGGAAGGAGTGGGCGTAGGCTCTTCAGAGGGCGCAGGAGTAGGCTTCACAGAAGGCGTGGGCTTAGGTGCTTCAGAAGGAGTCGGCTCCGGTGCAGGAGCAGACGGAGACGGCTCAGGCTTCGGGTCTTCAGACGGCGTAGGTGCTGGGGCAGGAGTTGGCTTCACAGTGCCGTCACCGTCCGTACCTCCATTGCTCTTAACCGTCGCCGTTGCTTCGAGCTTCATACCATTGATCTCAGCATGATTGGTCGCAGAGTTCTGACCCTCGGGGACAACGGTGTGCTCGGGAGGATACACAACGCAAGTCTTGGCACCATCCGGAGCCGTGAACTTGATAGTGTTCGGGTCCACCTGGTCGGCGGTGATGATCGCCGTCGTGTCCGGGTTCCACGTATCCGACTTCGCACATTTCACAGTTGTTCCGAGCTTCGCGTCAAAGTCCTTCACTGTGTACTCGGTGCCAGGGGTTGCAATCCACTTGATGCCCCACGAGATCGTGCCATCGGCATTAGACCAACCGAACTTTACATTCTCCGGGTTGGCCCATTCGTAATGGGCAGGTCCGTCACAATCACTTGTGCAGACACCTTCACCGTTCTTGTCGCCCCACACGAGCGTACGAACAGCCTTGCCGTTCAGGGTGATCGTGCCTTCAGTGGTCCCAATCGCGCCACCCTGAAGCCTGGCGCGTGCCCACCAGGTTCCAGACACGTCCGTCTTGTCGGCGTAAGAGGCCGGAACCTCCTTGACTGTGCAGGTCAGCGTCGCCTCGTTAGCCGCACACTCACCAACGACAGTGCCGTCACTAAGCGCGAAGGGGAAAGATGCAGCCCATGTGAACGGGGCCTTGCCCTCATTCGGCACCGTCGAAACAGAGAACTGCTGGCCGACAGCCAGCTTCTCCACGGCCCAGGTACCGCCGATATTGATCTCCGAAGAGGTCTGGCGAGACGAGGACGTTGCCTTAGTGACCTCGGCCTTGATCTCAGGTGTGTCGTCGGCAGCATATGCTGCTGCCGGGGTGAGCATCAGGAGTGCGACACCTGTCGTCGCAAGAAAACGCTTCATAGTATTGATGTCCTTTCGTTGTTGTCTGGTCTGACAACTTGAGTATAGCTGGCAGACCGGACTTGATACAACTAATGTGTATGTGACTCTGCCCACATATAGTAACATCCCCCTACCGAGTGTTAGTCGATAGGGGGATGAGTCCTCAGAGATGATCGAACGGACGCTGCTCCAAAATCTCTTCCATTTTGTGGCCAGGAATGGTGTAAACGCCGGGTGAGACGACACCATAGGTCATGGGCTTAATCATCGTGACGTACTTGTTACCATCTTCTACGACAGACTGGTCCAGAGCAGCAATAAACTGCGCATCCTTAGTGGTGATCGTGTAGACACCCGTACGGGCCTCCTGAGTGATGGTCGTCTTCATCTCGTCATTCTTGACGACGGACGAGTACGCGCCCTCGAAAGCCTTACCGAGCTTGACAGCGAGATCGACAATGCTCATGGTTACTCCTTGGTTGTCGTTGTTGTTACGAGGACAGTGTATCAGTCATTGATGACATCGAAGTCTCCACCAAGATGATTAAGGATACCTGCGAGTTCCCTCGTGCTGAACTTATCACCCCAAGTGCTCATCCAGTATTCCTTGTAGTCATCGTTACCTGGGATGCCCTCTTCAACAAAAAGATAGTAAGCACCTTCAACTGAGATTACACAAGGTCCGATAGCACACTGTTCGAGATCATATTCCGTGCCGTCCTTGTCCCAGACTATAGTGTCAGACTTAGGTTCTTCTTCCTCAAGTTCGACACCCAGCTGAGGGGCGATCTTCTTCAGTAGCCTATCAGCGAGTTCATCAAACTGTTCGTCAGTCAGCATTGTTAGCTCCCTTCAATGCCCAGGCAAGGCTCTCCGTCAAACGATCTTCAGTCGCACAATAACTTGCTGAGTCAAGAACATCCTTCAAGAACTTGTCCCAGTAGTGCTCATTGACTAGGTAGTCGTAATCGTCAAGCTCGATTTCATCTTTGAACTCGGCATCGTGCAGCCAGTGTGCGAACACAGGCACATTAACATCGTAGCTATAAAGTAAACCCCATTCCTTCCACCAACCTTCAACAGTGTGCGCACCGCCGTCGCTGTCGATAAACAGGTAGGTGGGGTGGTCCATCATCCCAGACCACGTACACACCTCACACGAACAATCAGTGTCCTCGAAAGTATTATCGTCGTAGTGAGCCAAACGAAGTTTCATTTTGTTTCTCCTTTCATTAGAACTTGTGGACAGTAATCTCGACATCGGGGTCTTCGGAGTGTTCATGGATGAGTTCTGCAAGCCTCTTAGGTGTGAGTTGGTTGCCACCAGAGGATATGAACGAGTCCTCGTATGTCGTGTGAACTGCCATGTGCAGACAAACACCTGTGTTAATCACACACTTCGTCTTGACGAGTTCAGACAGATCATGAACGACACCATCCTTGTCCACGATCTGAGTGTCACTTAGATCTCTCACAAACTCGATACCCATGATGTCAACCAGCTCTGCAATCTTACGGAAGGCTTCTCGTGTTTCGGCATCAAAATAGATAACAGTCATTTTGTTTCTCCTTTCTGTCGTGCTGCTACAGGACTCGAACCTGTACCCTCTGATTTTTACTCAGCGCTCTCACCCTTAGAGCTAAGCAGCTTGCCACCTGACCAAGGTGGCCCAGCTTTTCGATGAGAGTGTCTTGGTCATGACACTTTGTGCTATCGAGCAATCTCATCGTCAAGCGCTCCCAGACTAGGACTCGAACCTAGTCCGACAGGGCCAAAACCTGCCGTGCTGCCATTACACTATCTGGGATTATGTGCTTCAGGGCCGGGAATCGAACCCGAGCCTCCGGGGCCTATACCCCAGTATGCTGCCACTACACCAGCCTGAAGCTGTCGGAATGGTGAGACTCGAACTCACGGCCCCCTAGTCCCAAACCAGGTGCGCTACCTACTGCGCTACATTCCGTTGGAAGGGGTGCTGTTGACTGACGACCATCACACAAAAATTGTCAGTCCTAGGGTGCTACCCCGCACGTGACCCCCGTCACGGCAACCGGCACGTCCGCTTGATCAGAGCGGCAGGCGGCTATGGCCTAATCATCCAGCATCGTCCGGTGCTTGGTGGTCCCCTCGGTGAGAATCGAACTCACACTCCTTTCGGAACCCGGGTTTGAGCCGAGCGCGTCTGCCAGTTCCGCCACAAGGGGTGGTGCCTCTGAGTTGAAGCGACAATTGTTAGTTGTTAAGGCTCAGAGGCTATTCAGTTGTGTTGTGTTGTGTTCAGTATAGAGTCGCAATTTCTAAGTTGTCAACTCCATACTAAGTGATGTGTGTCATGGCTTGTAGTGCACAGCCACACGACGGCTACCCGTCATCATACCGACAGGCAGGAACCCAAAAAGCTGAGTGCTCGTGTAGAACTCTTCCAGAGTACACGCACACCAACCACTCGCGGTACGCACGTAGATTTCCAGCGACCCGCCAACGACAGTTCCCAGAGGGTAGTTCTCAAGGTCAGTAGGGGACTTGATTGACTCGAACTGCATCATTCCAACCCAGGGTCGATGACAGTAGCGATATAGTCGTTATCCTCGTACTCATTGATAAGCTGGTTAACAAGGTCGAGATCACTCCACAGCCTCTTAGAAACAGACGGCGCAGTACGAACCCAATACCCATCGTTGACCTTCAGAAATGGTCCAAGCGTTCCTGAAATAACGACACTGCCGCGATCTGTGATAGCCGCGAAGTCAACACAGGACTCTACAGCCCCAGTGTTCCCAAGACCGCTTGCCTCTACGAACCACACCTTTAGCTTGGTAATAGGCATATTGCGCAGCTTCATGTAGTTAGTCTGTGTTTCGTTGTAGAGCTTAGTAAACTCATTGTTAGCCATTATCGTCCCCCTTTGCAAGTTCGATCAGTGTTTCAGCATATGCCTTCACCTTGAACCAATCCTTGTCCTCGCGCTCACCAGGGCGCTCACACGGATGAAGCGGCTCCACGCTGTCGTTATAGCAACGCTTAGCGATTGTGTAGATACGCTTCACAAGCGCTAGTTCACCATTATCCATCGGTTTCTCCTTTCTTCATGGTTGATGTATTTATACTAATCCGCTCTGCCCACACCTGTCAACACTACACCATGTGATCTGTGCCACAGCATAATGAGGGCACAATAAAACCCCTGCACATCAAGCCAATGCAGGGGTTTTATTGAATTGTTGCTGAGGTAAGCCGGTCTTTCGCTCACATCCCTATTCTCACCTATCTTAGGCGCACCGTTCAGGACTTCCAGGCTTGCTCATCAGCTGATAGTGTCCTATCACCCGGAAACGACACCCCCGGCGAGACCAGGAGGCATATGTCGTATCACAGCTAACAGCCGAAGGTAGCTACTCCTTCAACCGCTGAGGACTAGATTAGCACCTTGTGTCGGAGGATGCAACACTAATTGATGTGAAGTAGGTCACTCGTCACACATCATCTCACCTACTATCGCGTCAGCAATAATAGATGGAGCCGGGTTCATGTACTGAGGATACGTGTCCACCAAAACATCATTCCACCCGTCAAACGAGTCAATACCGAGGGCGTTAGCCGCTGACGCAATGATGTCTGCTTCTATGAGGTCTACCATCTTATCAGCAGTGACGACGAACTCACCATCACCGATGTACTCGATTCCGTCAATCACGGCAGCACCTTCCACCCTTCGCCGTCTCCAATCATGTCCTTCATCTGTGCATCAGACGAGCAACTTCCAGCAAGAATATCTCTATCCTGCACCCAGCAGAACTCCCACTGCTCGTCGATAACCTTCATATATCGAACATCATTAGGACTAACCAGCACTGCACCTGTTGCAAGACGATGAACAGGCATATTCAGCTCACTGAAGTTGATAATCATGACCCGCTACCACCACTCGTCTGAAGGTCAATGTCCGGCAAAAGGGTTTCCGGTCGGAACGCAACCTTGTAGTGGAACGTATCGACAGCCGAGGCATCCATCTGCTCCACAAAGTACGTCACATTATCCGAGATACCCAGAAAATGCTTCTTGTACTCGTCCTCACCCGTCTTGCAGGTGACTTCAAGCTGGTTATCTTCCTTGTCCTTCGTAATCGAGCACAAACCCTCGATGCTCAGAAGGTACTTGTCAGTGATGCCATTGACGAACACAACACGCCGCATCACCTTAAAGTTATCACTGTCGTAGCTGATGTTCCTCGATGCCGTCTCCGCTGGCGTACACGCACCCAGTGCAAGCATAGAACCAGCAGCAAGTGCCGCAAAAATCTTCTTGTTCATTCTCGATTCTCCTTTACTTCGACCAGCTTGTACTTAGCAATCGCGTAGTCATCCTTTTCTTCGCGCGCGAACTGACCAATGCGGCCAATGCCGCCCCAGCCCATCTTCTCAGACAGGTAAGCGTGAACGATCTTGTACTTCTTACCACTGCCAGTCTTGATACTGCCCGTCTTCTTGTTGTAGATGACGTAAATCTCGTCAGCAGGGTTAACCATTCCTCTTCTCTCCTTTCTTAAGGCTGAACACCATAGTAGAAGACGCAACCAGCAAGGCAAGTAAGGGCCACACAGAGCATAATTACGCCAGCTGCGGCAACCTTGCCACCCCATGAGTAAACCTCATCGAGCATAACCCCTAAGAGTCCTACTGCCAAACCAAGAATCAGCAGGCCAACACTAAAAGTCAACATTACTTGTTCTCCTTTCTCGTAAACAGTTTCATAAAGTCGTGGTCGTCTTTGTATTCCTTAATGCAGATGCTGTTTGCAACAGCCAGCAGGCCGATAGGTGCAAAGTTGTTCTCCGTATCAAGGAAGAAGTTACGGTACTTGATAAACCGACCGTCCAGAACCGTCTCACCGTTCACAGCGTCACGGCACTTTTGCAGCGCATTGTTGTGGCGCTCGGCAATGTCGTTGATCTCTGGTTGACGGAACGCGACAGACATTGCCTCCTTCTTCAAGTGATTATTGCCCTGGACGGTGGCAATAAAGTCAACCTCATCTTCAGCGGAGAAAGAACTGTCTGAAGGGATAAGGTAATTGTCGTATGTCTTTACAAAGCTGTACGTGCCAGCCTCAAAAAACTCAAGATCGACAATCCAACCAGCAGGAAGTTCACCAAGAGCAGCCTCAAGCACCTCTGAGTTATGAACCAGATCAATATGTTCAGTATCAACTGTCACTAGCATCGTGCTGTGTTCTCCTTTCTTTCATAATGTTCTATGCTGTCAAAACCATCGAGTATGCCAAGAATACGTGGATGCTCACTAAACCCTGGAAGATGCTCTGCATCAGGATTGCCAACAGCACCCTCAAAGAACCCGAGGATGTAGTCATCGGCCCACTGCCTGTAATCCCTTATGTACGCACCTAGCACACGCTTCTTCAGCTTGGCATCATAGCCATACTCATCTGAGAGAGCGACCCTCCAACAGTATTTAAGAAAACTAATAACGTCATCTTCACCGACAATTGTGAGCCTACCTGTATCCGCGTCAGATTCCAAATACGTCAGACACCCATACATCTCAGCAACACATTTCAACGACTCGTTGATAGCTCGCGCATCCGAGTGATCTCGGTAAATAGCGTAGTACTCTGCCTGGCCTGGACGGTTGTACTCGACACTGTACTCATCCATCAGTACATCATTGCCGAGAACAAACTCACCTCTGCGGATGAATCTAGCGGCCAATTCAATAGGGTGCCTCATGATTCTACAAACCTCACAAGAAGGCTAATAAGAAGAATGACGCAGCCAGCATCCAACACACCGTTAATCATGTGGTTTTGGTCCCGCTTCGGGCCATTACGAAACATCTTCGAGTTAACAGCCCACATAGCGAACCACGCACAAACGATAACAATTTGCGCAATAGTAAACATTATGCTGCTACCTCCAATGCAATCTGCACGATATAGCAAACTGTGACAATACCGGCGCAAACAGAGGCCAGCACATCAGGCCAGATTCTAAAGCCCTCAATACCCTTCTTGAACCGTGCAAGCAGTGCGAAAGCGACACTAACACCGGCCCAGACGACAGCAAGGCAAATGTGAAAGATAATCATGACAGGCTCCTTTCAATAGTAAAACGTTCATCAGAAGGGACAACCTTGATCCGCACAAAGTAACCGTAGGGTTCTTCCCACATAGGAACCTCAAGCTCAACCTCGAAAGGCTCCGACTCGTCCCAAGCCTGTTCCAAATAACCAATAAGAGTATTTTTGAAGTAAGGCGGCAGATCAGAACACTGTGCAACAATACCCTCTGGGGACAGATCAAACCCCACCCTGGTCTTTGTTAGCTTAGCCATTAGTAACTCCTATGAATCAGGTGGACATGCTCACGGTTACGCATGATTCGGACAAACATTTCGTGGTCATCCTTCTTCGTGTCATAGCTGCTCAGCCAATAACCTGAAGCGCGGAACCACTCTGCACCACCAATAGCAATCACGCACCCTGTAATAATATCTGCCACGTCATCGGGGGTCGTAATCTTAATATGGCTGGGTTGGCCGTCAAGATACGTCAGCTCGAACGGTTCTTCGTTGTTGTAGAGACCACTCCACATCTTTAGTTCTAGTGTTCGGTACTGCTGAAATGCCTCTTCGTACTCGCGGTGTAGAGATGAGTACTTATCAAGCGTTTCTTCAATCGTCTGCATTTTTTGTTTCCTTCCTTGTTGTGTTGTTAGTTGAAAACCCTGTGACCATCGTTAATGATGGTGTAGCCACTCTCGTGGCAAATATCCGCTACTTCGTCTTCGCTGTAGTAGTTGCCCTTGTTGTCCATCCAGTAGTATGTCAGCTCACCTTGGATGAGAAAGTATGTTGTGTTACCAGCGAGGACACTCGCGCCGCTACTGAGCCTATGCAGAACCAACCATTCAATGGGCGTAATCTTTGGACCAGTGATCATCTACGATACAATCCTTCCAATCATCTTCTGAATGTTGTTCACATATCCTGAAAATCGTAGTCGGTAAGTACAACCAGCTCATAGTTGTTTACGGAAAGATCGTCAAAAAGCTGTTCACACGTCAGAATAGCCCCGTCAGAGCTACGAACCCAGCGGTCGTCGTTAATCGACAGGTAGTTAGGCCCGAAGAAGTCCGTCGTAGCGAGGACGGCACCAGGCTTGTACGACAGTAGGGAGGGGTTCTTTACCGCAGACAAGAGATTGTCGCAATACTGTCGGATAACGATCATTGAAGGGTTGTTAGTAGTGTACGCACACTTCGGGCAGTTGCAAGTCATGTTGTTCTCCTTTGTGTTAGACGTTAGGGCAATAGATAACATCAACAACCTGTTTGGGTTGCACAATGAGTTGGAGCATATCTTCGATTGAAATGCTTTCACCATTGCAGTTCACCCACTGCTTGTCGTGGTTAAGCACCCATACTTCGTTGGCGGGCTTTCGCAAGTGTACGACAGTGGCAGGGTCAAGCAGGCACTCGTAAGTAATCCAATGGCCTGTTGAGATGCGGAACTTAGTGTTCAGTAGGTCGTCCATAATTTCTCCTTTCGTTGATGCTTTAAGTATAGAAGGGTAGACGGTTGAAGTCAACAAGATAGCGTGTGATCTGACCCACTCTATTGAGGGGGAGGGGGTATGTAGGGCAGTGAGGGGCCAAAATACACGTGGGGGTATGACACCCCCCTCCTAACTTTACACTCATAAGCATTTGATTTTTTAGTTGCCCAAAAAGCGCGCATCTAATCCCACCTGTCAAGCGAGTTTCTAGCTACCTGCCCGCCTACCTACTAGCGGACCCCGGTCCCCATTCTATGCACGTCGCATACCAATTTTGTGACCCAGCTCACCCTAACCCCGTACCCAAACCACGGACAAACCCACTAACAAAACTTAGGTCAACCTAAGTTAACTTAGCTAACCTAACTACCACCCCCCTAACCTAACTTAGGCACACCTAACCTAACTACCTAATGCCTTACCTCACCATCTCTCACCAACTGCAACCAACTGCAACCAACTAACCACACACTCAGCGCGCAAAGTCTCTCGCGAAAATACCCCCCCGAAACTTCTAATTTCTATCCATTTTTATTGCAATACACTCTAGTCGATTAGTACTAAGTACCTTGTAGAATCTATCGTAATAGAGAATCTATATATTCATAATTATTTCTACATTTAACTATTATCTATTACTATTATTATATTTATTTATTATTCTTATTTATTTCACAAACGTCTGCGTAGCTGCGTACGCGCGAGGCTGAGTTAACAGTGTTAACTTTCCGCATAATATGCACTCCCATGCATAACCATGCGTCCTAATTGTCCTATCATTTACGCTACGCTATCTCTAAGGCCCTAGCACCCACTCAAGGCTAGCCACATACTACTAACCACCTATAATGCCATTAAAACGCTCTCTAGGCCCCTTAAACGTCCCCTCCCGCTCTCACCCTCCCTCCCTAGCCGTCATTTCCATCGCACATGCACATGCGTGTAACATACTTTCCCCTCAAAGTCAACTCACTCGCTAAAACTATCCACATACTGAGATGTTAAGCAACCACCAATTCATTTGACACCCTAACTTAGTACTACCTAACTAAACAGACTGCCGGCGCAATGTTTCTTAGGCTTACCTAACCAACGGCACACAGTAACCAACGGCACATAACCGCCTATTGACTTCCGCACCTGTCGATGCTATTACGCGCGCGCTTCCTTATTTCTACCCGCTAACCACTACACTTAAACAATGTGTCCCTAATCACATGTTTTCATGTTGACAACACACAAACAGACGGCTAATCTTTAAGTATCGGCAAGGGAAACAAGGCCAAAACGCGAACACTAATAAGCGTGAATAACCTTAAAGTAGCTTGGTCCAAATGATCTTTGTGAACTAAATGACGTGGAAAGATCAACTTTGTTGATTAGCGACGTTGGCAGCGTCGCCTACTGTTTCCACCGGCTACAATGCAAGGCGCAAAAACCGACGGTTAGGTCACGGCGATATGCGCGGCGTAGATGTTAGGGGCCGCTAGAATGGGCCGCGCGTTAGCGCGGTGGTTAGGTTCAATTCCTAATCGTCCTACCAATTCTGTGAACACAAACAACCACACAAACAACCGAGGGGTTAAAAATGATCACTTCGTTCGCATGTGACTATGAGACGCTTAAGCGACTCGCAGAGATTGAGAGAGAGGCAATTCTTTATCAGGGCGATGCAGAAATGATAGGCGCGCTTGAGGGCCGCGAAATTGCCATATGCACTATGCTAGGCGAAATTGAACGCGCTAAGGCGGTGGAAGCCAAGCGCAAAGAAGTCTTTAACAGCGCGTTCAACTTTGCGATGCAACTCACCGTCGCAGTTGAAACAGGTCAGCTTGGACTCTCCCCGTCTGAGTACCGCGAAGCGCACGCATTGCTTGAATCGCTCAGCCAGTTCGCTAAGCACATCAAGTAAAAACAAACACACACACACACAGAAAGACAACAAAAAAATGCGAGACACAACCTACGCGACAGTTACCCGATGGACCGAGTACCGCACGCCGGGCGGGCGTTGGTCTAAGGTTCGACACGATGAAACCGAGGAAGACTTCAAGCCGCATAACCTGCGCAATTTTTTCTCTGCTGAGTTTCCCGGCGAGCGGCGCGGGTACGCCTACACGGAGCATGGCTATTTGCCCGTTAGTGTGACCGTCCCGTCCCCCGATGGGCAGATGCGCCACGTTTACAGGTTCACTTATTACTATGGACCGCGTGAGACTGTGAACTACACGTATGAAGACTAAACACGTCTTCAACTTCCCCGCCTTAATGGTGAGTTTCAGACTGGTTCAATTCCAGTGCGGGGAACGATGCGACACAAGTCGCACAAACCAACAACAAACCGAAAGGTTAATTGACATGGCACACACTTTCAAGACTGACCCGTGGCACGTCAAGGAAGCACGCGGCGTCGCGTGGCACCCTAGCGAGTTTCGGCGTGAACACTCACTCTTTACGCGCCACAACCGGGATATTTCTAAGCGCATCAGGGCACGCGAACGGCGCGAAATGGAACGTATCACGCGCGATATCAGCGCCTACGATGACTACTACCCGACGGGCGCAACGCTGCGCGAGTTTGAAACTGACACTAACAAGGATGGTTGGCAGTACTGACAACCAGGGGACGGCGCGGCCCAATACGCGCCGTCCCCACACAACACAGAAAGTTAGAACAATGGGTATTCTTGACGATATTTCAACAGCCGCCTATGACCTGGAACGCGGCCTACTTGGCGAGCTAACGCCTGTTTCGCGTAATTTTACAATTGTTCGTGACAATAAGCCATTGGACAATTGTGTTAGCATCTATCGCGTATTTTCGTATGAAACGTGCGTTGCATACGTTTCTAAGCGTTTCGACGATAGCCTGTCGGTGTTTGTTAAGCGCGATGCGTTCCACCATACAGTCACTACTAGCAAGCACGTTCGCCGCTTCCTGAGTGCGCTTGTTGGCAGGTTTGACTTTGACGCACTCTACAAGGCGTGCAATAAGGCCTGCGACGATGAAACTATTAATGGTTATAGTAATCCATGGATTAACGTTAGGGAGGTCGCACAATGACCATTGAAAGCGCATTGCAAGCTATTTACCCTGACTGTGAGTTATGGGGCGCGCGCCCGCTTGGTACCAAGTACGTGCTAAGCCAGGGTATGAACGGGTATATGATCACCCGAAAGTCTACAGGCAAGATCGTTTGCACATGGGACACAGACGGTATTCTGTATGCGACAACAGACGGCCTTACACCCTATGAAAAAGCGCTGATTACCCGCATCCTGCGTATGTGGCGAGACACACCGCGTATTCTGTGGGACACATGGGACAATTGGGCAACAAAGATTCAAGACAAGTGGGGACAACAGTATGTGCTAGTGAGTGTGCCTTAAAACACACTCTGACAACTTGACAACAGGCCAACAACGGCCCTACACTAGAAACAAACAAACCAACAGAAAGAGAGACACAAACCATGCGAGTCAACAAAAACACGATGAACGTCATTAAGACGGCAACGGCGACCAAGATCACATTCCGAAAGATGGCAACCGACTACGGCGATAATCCTAGCGTTCTCGCCGCAATTGACGCGGTGGTTACTGCCCTTGATGGGCTGTCCGATGCGGTAGTCATGTCAGAAATTGAAGCCTAACCACGTCCCACATGGGACAACCCGGCCATGATGGTATGTCAATAAGGGTTCGACTCCCTTGCCGGGTACGATGCTAACCAAGGTGGTTAGCAACAATAACCGAAAGGTAAAACCATGTGCAATGAATACGCCTACAAGCTCGCTAAGGCACTCATTTACCCTGAGCTGACTGTAGAGTTTGCAGCGGACGTTATCAACGGTTACGTTTTCGGTAACGATATCTGGGACGAGGTTTGCACCCTGACCGGTGGTTGGTGCAATGACACTAACGCGTTTGTCGCATGGGACAAGATGGGCCGTCCCGATGAATGGGAATACCTGCCGACCGACTACGATATGGAGCGTGATCCGGCCCGTCGCCGCGCAATGGTCGCTAATGCTCGTATCACTGCAATGGCTGAGTGCGTAGCGGATGCACTTTGCACAGTTGTTGACGAAATTATCGTTAACGAGGGTTGGAAGTGCATCCCTATTGAAGAATGGGACAGTGATACCGACAATGCAGCGTGGTTGCTAGATGGTTGCAGCGCGTTGGACGTTTACACCGAAAGTTGTCTAATCAAGCCTAACGGAAAGTGAGAACTGCCATGTTGCCTAATTGGTATGGTATCCCCGATATTGGTTTTGAGTGGCGCGGTGCTTGGAATGACCCTATGTTGCACTACAAGGGGCATGTGTTTAACGCCCATGACATGCAAGACGGGTTGTGGGAGAACTACCAGGAAGATCTGGAAACTGGGTATACGTCCCTTAAGTGGGAGGAATATGTCATGGAAAACGCAACCGGATATCTTGACGATGCACTACTTTTTGAGCGGGAGAAATGGTAAACATGATTATGCTAGGAATTATCGGCCTCGTCGTCGCTGTTGGCCTTATCTATATGGGCTTTAATGGTGACTCTGACCTGATATGCTTCCTGGGTATCCTGTGTGGTGGAATGGTGGGACTCTGTAGTGTTCTCTCTATTCTTTATGTGATTGGGTTGGTGCACTAACATGTGGGAAGAATTGCTAAATGTCATTAGTGACCGTTACTACCCGCTAGAATCTATGCAGGAACACGTGGCGGGGTATGTTGATCCTAACCAAGGATGGGACCTGTCGCTGATTAACCCTTGGTTTATCGAACGTGGCTATGAGTTTGTGGGTGATCTTTGCCTGTTCTCTGAGAATGAGCCTAGCGGTTTGTACGTTAACATTAATGGATACGTGTGGCGTTGTCGCACTAATGCCGCTGACAATAGCATTTATTGGTACTGGGAGTCCGATAGCGAGGGTATGACCCTTGATGATATGTGTTTCCTGCATGGCTATGCGCATATATTCATTTGGGATGCTGACTCACAAACTTGTGAAGTAGTTAACGTGGCAGAATGACTGCCAACCTGATAAGCTATAACCAAGACAAACAACAAGCCGAAAGGTGAAAACAATGATCCAGACACAGTTTGCACACACTATCAACGTTCTCGATGAGTGGGAGCATGACGGTCACACTTTCCAAGTGTTTCAGGATGAATGGTCAGAGTGTCCTACTGAATGGCTAGATAGCGCCGATGCACTGTGTGTCCTGGGAGGTCCGCATGGTTGCATCCTGCACAACCCTGCCGAAACTGACTGCCCTGCAATGTGGGCGTTTGACAACTTCTATGAGGAACACGGTAGGAAGCCTACACAGGAAGAATGGGCGGCTCTTTGCCCTGACTATTGGGTGTACGTTGGTTGGCACTCTATGGATGCGGACAGGCTGTTTGCGGCCGCGTTCCGCAAGGATACGTGGACTACTGACCCTTGCGAGGGATACGTTCATGAATACTCTATGTGGGCAGACGGCTACGTATGGGGCGTGTCGGACACAACCATGGGTGGTTCTCTGGCAGGTATCTATGCCGATAGTGAGGAAGACGCTATCAAGTACTATATCGAAAACTGCATGTGAGAAAGTGGGAGAAACTAACATGGTGAATGGTGCTGGGAGTATCTACTATATATTCCTATTCTTGGCAATGCTTGTCCCGGTAGGGTTCTACTGTTACAAGCGCGAACAGGAAGACAACAAGCATGACAATTAACCTGGAAGAACTAATGAGCCTACCCGTAGTGCCTAAGCCGCTACCAACTGTTATCCCCGCGTGGGAGGTCGGTATGGATTACGGCTTAGTACACGGGCAAGACGATTACAACTGACAACAACAACGAAAGTGAGAACAACAATGAATACTGAAAACCTCGTCAACAAGATTACCAAGCTCAACGCCGAAATTGCGGCCCTGACTGAAGCGCGGGATGCTCTCAAGAGTGAGTTGTGCTCGCAGTTCAACGCAGGGGACAAGATTCAGGTTGGCGACACGCGCGTGACGTTTGCCGTTAGGAAGACGATTAACGCGGCGGCTGTAGAAGCATTGCCCGCGTTTAAGAAACTGCCAAAGGCAGTGCGTGAGTCGGTTTATGACAAGCCTAAGTTGAATACTAAGAAACTTGACGCGCTTGACCTACTCGACCTGTCGCCCGCTACTACTGTCTCGGACGTGTACGCGACGTTCCGCTGATGAAGTGGATGCAATACGGGACGGGCGACGGTGGATACACTGTCGAACAGGTGGAAGCCGTCGCCCGGTCCCTTGAAGATCATGAGCTGGTTGAATACTCAACCATGTGGCACGAGTCCGTGCGACAGATGCGGGCCGCTGAGATTATCCACAACAACCTTGGTGTGGGAGCCGAAGTAGAACTGCCTAACGGCATGTCAATTTATATCGAAAACAAAAATGGAACGAGGTACTAAAATGTTTGCACACTACGTATTGGACGGGGTTTTCTGTTGGCGTGAGTGTGAACGCGACACGTTTGACGAACTGTTCTGCGCGCGCGAGATTGGGGACTACCCGCGCTCCAAGGATAGCGAGACTGACTACTACAACGCCTGGGAATATTGGGACAATAGCGAGTTGTTCTGGGAGTGGCTTACCGACAAGGTCAAAGAGTTTGGTTTTGTTGACTACGACAAGCACCCACAGAACGGTACGTTTATGTGGATTCAAGCTGAAGAAATGCTTGTTGTGTGCCCTGACACGGCTGTCGAACTGCCTACGGATATTGTCGCTACGTTCGACAGGGACAGTCTGTACGAAACGGAATACGCGGAGGGCATTGTCCGGGACGGTGTTTTCTACGCCACTACTATTGCGAGGGAGCTTGACTGATGAACATCAATACACTGTCTGAAACCGGTGAGATTACTATCTTCCAAGACGCTGACACGGGCAACATGTATATTGTGGAACCAGTGCTGGGAACCACGGAACCTATAGATATGGCAGATGAGCCTTATCTGTTTATTGGGGACTGCGACGACTTTATGCAGTCCGATAACCCCGTGTTCGAGACGCTTGGTAGGTATATTGCAGCGCATGATGAATACCCTGCCAACGTGGGAGAATACGCTAGGTTGTTCAAGGGTGAACTGTGCTCACACTTCAAGTGCGTCGATGGGTGGGAGGACTATGACTTTATTGAGTCATACGGGCAGATTCTAGCGGTCAATAAGCGACTAGGGAACGCCGAAGAATGGCTGTGCTATCTCAACATGTGGGACGACGGGGAAGTATATTCTGTCCTCGACTGTTCGACCGGGATTAAGGTCACTGACATTTACGCTGAATACCATGAGGATGCACTTGAGCTTTATCTCAGAAATGGGGAGCTTGCATCATTGAAGGCACGAGTCAATAAGGTTTTGGAGGGTTAACTAATGCAGATGCCTTGGACAACAGTTGAAGCACTAACAGCCGATGGTAATATCCCGTGGGAGGGACAGGACTCTGCTTTTATCTGGCTGGTGGAAAACAATGTTATTATGTGCGACCCACGTTACACAGGCGTAGACTTTCAAACAGATTACAAGCTGACAGAAGGCGAGATTAAGTCTCTGGAATACGCAGAAGGTATCGTTGAGAATGATATCTTTTATGTTGCCACTGCAAGAATCAACGGCAAGCAATACGATGCAGACTGAACAATGGGAGATTGAGTAAATGACATTCAAGCCTCGTACTTACCAGGAACGTGTGCTGGAAGGACTGGCGAACAGTAAAACGCCGTACACGGGCCTGGTAGGCGCGGGCCTTGGTACGGGCAAGACGGCAATGAGCGTGTGGAACGCCCTCAACGCTTTCGGTAGCGCTATCGGGGAACAGATTATCCTCATTGTCGCACCTGTCCGTACCGAGTCCGGTTGGCGCTCGCACTGGAAGACGCTCGCCGGAATTGACATGCGCACGCTGTCCGGCAAGAAAACCAAGGCCGCGCTTGCAGTGTGGGACGATCTGGAAAACCGCGTGCCCGGCGTGTACTTCATTACCTGGGAGCTGATGCGGTCCCGTAATAAGGAAAAACGCTGGGACGGACGGGCCAAAAAGTATGTCTACAAGAGTATGCCTAAGCCGTTCTATGGTGTAGAGTTTGGGATGGTTATTGCCGATGAATGGCACCGTGCGTGCAACCACTCGTCGCTCAACTTTGACGTGGTACGACACATTAAGGCACAGTACCGTCTTGCCCTGAGTGCGACACCCGCTGGGAATAAGCCCTGCAACATTTGGGCGGCGCTCAAGTTCCTATGGCCTAACCACTACGGCGGTTACTGGGACTTTTGCGAAAAGTTCTTCAAGGTGGAAGTCAACCCATGGTCTGCGTACGGGAAAGATTTTTCGGGAGAACGTTCCCCCGGCATGGTCCGTCGTGGAGCGCCCTCGTATCACGAGGTTTCACAGGCCGAGGCTAACCCTGAACTGCCCGGCGTGATTATTCACCGCGTGGAAGTCGAACTGTCTCGCACGCAGCGAAAGATGTATGACGATCTGGAACAGAAGGCACTCACGTTCCTGGGAGAAAACCCGCTGGCACTGAGCATCCCGATGGAACTTGATCTACGTCTGCGACAGATGACGCTGGGAGTCCCCTCGTTCAACGAGGAAGGGACTGTCGATTACAAGGAAGATTGTAAGTCTTCCAAGCTCGACGCAATGATGGATATTATTGCTGACCTGCCTGAAGATGAACCTGTCGTCGTGTGGGTACACTCGCAAAAGTTCATTAAGGCCGCGCTGTACCGTCTGAAGAAGGCTGGTATCAAGGCTATTGAAGTCTCTGGCAAGTCACGTGGTGACTTCCATGCCATGATTAACGGGGACGTGCGCGTCATTGTCGCGCAGCACGAGGCCATGTCTGAAGGCGTTGACGGACTTCAGCGAGTATGCCATACTGAGATTTGGCTGTCGCAGTCTAACAGCCTTGTGATTAACGAACAGGCGACGGGACGACTCAACCGACAGGGACAGTCACAGCCTGTTAACCGTTTCCTGATTCAGGCGACCAACACGGTGGATGACCGTGTTCTAGGACGCTTGCAGGAACGATTTGACAAGCTGAAGGCATCCGGACTAATCTAATACTGAAACAACTGAAAGGAGAAAACAATGGACTGGGATGACTTGTACGATGATAGCTGGGAGTTATATAAGAAGATTGGCAACACGATCTTGCCCGTCTTTGTCGGCGCTGATGCTGGGTTCACCACCGATACAAAATACCTAACGCTGATGCAGCGGGGTACTGTCGTGAGACTTGCAGGCAAGTGTTACATCTTTTGCATTAAAGAAGCTGCATTACGCGGTACTGGGTGCTGGGTGGATGGGTTTGGTGAGACATTCACACCATTGGAGTTTCTTACAGAGATTGACGATGCTGCTGAAGTGGGACTCTGCCCTTGGCTTATTCACAACGGCTCCCACAACAGATAACAACAAACCAACAAACCAAAGAAGAACAAACATGAAGACTTATACCAACACCGATACCGAGCGCAACTACAGTGGGACTGTTCGCCTCATTTTCTGCATCCTGTTCGCAGTTGTGGGAGTCTGGTTCCCGTCCTACTTTATGTGGGTTGTCTGGGCATTTGTCGCCTATGTTGCCCTTCTCTCTATTCTGTGGGTTTTCATTGCAATTCTCAGCATTGTCGTGCTGAAGAGTATTACTAATCTTGGCTGAAGGGAGACTAGACCATGCAGATTATCGAAGTCAACCACAAGACAGCGGCAAACCTACTGAAGAAGTCAGTAGAAGAATACTGGCTGGATGACAACAAAGATGCGTATATCCGCTTCACGGATGGGAGCGTCGTGTGTGTCCACATGCTTGAACGGACGTATGATTCGTATGTCTCGCTTAAAAAGCAGGAAAATCATAAGAATAGTAGCTTTGGGGACGAACAAAGTATTTACTGGTTCAACCGTGAAGACAGCGACGGTGCCACGATCACAGACCGCACTGTGTCCCTAGACTTTGATCATGCAAGGTATTACTATCACCGACAGTTTGATCTTGTAACTCGACAATACATTCCAGTCATTGAGTTCCACTACTACGAAAAGGGAGAAGAAATTGCCCGTAACGATTAAGGAAATCTACGCGCCTATCCTTGGCTTTGGTTGGGAGAACCTTCCTAACCGCTATGTCCAGCGAGAGTATCTTCCAATTGAAGACGGCCTCGTGACCTCGCCCAGCGGCACTGTCGTTGGTACTGGCACCCTGCCGGGTGGCAAACTGCGTCTGCTTGGAGACAAGGGTCAGGTTTGTGCTCAGCGCTGGACAGGACAGGATGAAATGCTAGTTGTTGACCCGTTCGACAATCGTGTGTTCACCGTCCCGTCTGTGGAAGACTTGAAGTGTAATGCCCGTGAGATGGTGTCGGCGCATATTAACATTGCCGATGCTAAGCCTATGGACCTGTCGATCATGTGGACGGATGACATTGCGGGAGAGTGCGGCTTTGACGTGGCCGACATCCCTGAGCCAGATGAACTCAAGTACACCTACCGACTGAATGGTATGGCTCTGCTTGGTCTGGTCAACGATGGGGACGACAACCTGGTTGTGTCTCGCACGTCTGTAATGTGTCGTCTGCTGCGGTACAAGGCTGGGGATAGGTTTGCGTTCCAAGGCTACCGAAAGAAGAACATGCCAGGTCTGCTGAATGACACGGGAGGTTTCTCTGACTTCGCCCGTAAGGTGCTTCTGTGGGCAAACAATCTGACCGATGAACAGCGGGAGATTCTTTCCAGGTGAGGGAGTACATTCGGGCTGCTAGGGATGAGGCGGCGAAGTCCCGTTGTGACCGTGCCCACGTGGGGTGTGTGATCGTTGACCGTGTAACGGGACAGGTTGTGTCGCGTGCGTTCAACGAGACACCACACGGCCTTGAGCCGTGCGACACGGGAGGGCATCGGATTGTTGATGACCACTGCGTCAACACTATCCATGCTGAGCGCAACGCGATTCGACAGATGAAGGAACATGGGAGCGAGTACACGCTCTACGTGACCCACTATCCGTGTCGTGGTTGTGCGCATCTTATCTCGTCTTGCCCTGAGATCGTGGAGGTCGTCTATCTGGGCGACTACCGTAATTCGAGCGAAGCAACAGCACTTTTGGAGGGATTGTCGAAGGGAGTTCATCGTGGCGAAGAATAAGCTAGTCTTGCAGGTACCTCCCGATTGTATGTTCACGGCTATTGAGCTGAACAAGATTGAGAAGACGGGGTGGTATGTCAAGGGAAATGAGATCATGTGTCGTACGACGACAATGCCGGGCTTTGGTACCCGAGCATTGCGCAAGGTTCTCACACCGGGAGACTTTCTGGTTCTCATTGAGTCTCCACTAGATGACCTGCATAATTTTGCATGGAACTTGTATGCACTGAAAGAAGCCGAGTATAGGAGGTGGTTAGAGCGTGAGTGAAATCTACGACCGTATTGTACGGGAGTTGACGAAGCCGTCTGAGCGTGACAAGCAACGTAAGGTTGGCCCGTCTGAACTGGGAGACTTGTGTGAGCGCTGCTTGGCAGAAAAGCTGCTGGGTATGCATGTGGAGGAAAAGACGTACCCTCTTGCCCCGATGATTGGGACCGCGTTCCACTTGTACCTTGAGACGACACTGGGGCTGGAAGATTACCTGAAGGAAACAAAAGTAACAGTTGGCGAGATTGAGGGGTATGGAGCGATTCGTGGGACTGCTGACGGGTTTGATCTTAGGAGCGGACATGTTGTTGATTACAAGGTCTTGTCGAAGAAGAAGATCAAGGCTTTCTCGTCTGCAACGTTCTTCAACACGGAACAGGAGCCTGAGTTCTATTCAGATTCGCTAACCGAAGGCCAACTCAAAAAGTACTATTACCAAACCCAGTTGTATGGGTTGGGTATGGAGAACGCTGGCTATGAGGTGAATCACACTTCCCTGATTTTATTTCCCAGGGATGCTACGATAGAATCTGTCACAACGGCAACTCACGAGTTGTGCTTCAAGTACAACCGAGAAGCCGCCCTGGCTGTCCTGGAACGCGCCAACGAGATTTTCAAGTGGGCCACCAACAACCCGGACAACCTGGGAGAACTCGACAGCCACCCCGGCTGCTATTTCTGCGCTTTTAAGCGCTAAAAAGAAAGGAGAAACATGGGAAAGTTCGACTCGTTCCTGAAGGGAATTGATATCGAAGTGTCCGACCCACGAACCACTACGCCCAAGCTGAAGGTGCTTCTGTACGGACCCTCCGGCACCGGCAAGACCTCCCTCGCATCTTCAGCGTCAAAGGTTGAAGAGCTGGGACCTGTCCTCTATATTGACTTGGAGCGAGGTACTGCCCCCGCTGCCAAGTTCGGTGATCTGGATAATATGCTCATTGTCCAGCCTGCGACATATCGGGAGTTCGCAGACCTGCTCGTCAAGATCAGCGATGCAAAGGATAAGCCATTCAACACAGTCGTCATTGATACTGTTGACAGGCTGCAAGAGCTTATCAAGCTCCACTTTGCAGCAGTTAACCCAAAGGATTCTTTCGCTATGTGGGCGGCTGCGTACGACAAGGTGCTCGACCTTGTTAATACGATTGCCTTCGACATGGGCTTGAACATCATCACGATCACCCACGAGTCACGCGAGATTGTGGAGACAGAACGACTCTCTCAAATTGCCCCTGACTTTGAAGGCAAGAAGAGCTTTAAGAAGCTCCCCGCAATCTTCGACATCATCGGCAGGATGACGTGGGAGGACGTGGGAGAGGACGGAGAAGAACAGCTCATCACCGTCCTGACTGTAAAGTCGGCATCCTCCATCCTCGCCAAGACCCGATTCGACAACATGCCTGCAATGGTTGGAAACCCATCGTTCGACAAGATCATGGGCTGGGTCCATGAGCACTTCGAGAACGGAAAGGACACGACTGAAAATGACGACTAGGTACCTCTCTATTAACGATGCGTCTGAGCGTACGGGAGTTGGTCGAACGACCATCCTGTACCGCATCAACATTGGGAAGTTCCCACAACCAGACGCAATCGTTAATTACAAGCGAACTGCCGCCCTCGGGTGGCTCCCTGAAACCATCGAAGATTACAACACCAACAAGAAGGAGAACTGATTAACATGGCAATCAATTTCAACGAGCTTATGTCCCTGGATGTCGCTGAGTCCATGTCCTTTGAGCCGCTGCCCGAGGGACAGTACAAGGTGACTGTCGATTCCTGCGAGCTGGGAGAGTCCAAGTCTGGTAAGCCCATGTATACCGTGGACTTCGTAGTCAACGAGGGCGACCACGCGGCACGACAGATTCGCTACTGGCTCGTCCTCGTCACCAAGAAGGGCCTCCACTGGGACTTGCCCGCGTTCTGCGAGGCATCCGGTAACGCCTGGCCCGAAGAGCCTGCTGGTCGTACCGAGGATTACTTTAACCAGGTCGCACTTGACCTGGTTGGTAAGACCGCCACGATCACCGTTGCGATTGAAGAGTCCGAGTATAACGGTGAGACTCGCGCCCGCAACAACATCAAGAAGGTCGAATGGGACGAGACCAAGGCTAAGAAGAAGTCTAAGGCATCCAGGATCGAACTCTGATCTACACAGGCGGGCCGTATCTTGACACCAGGGTACGGCCCGCCGTACTATATACAAGCAGAAAGGAGAGCAATGAACCTCAAAGAGTTCTTCCAAGCAGTCCTCCTAGACGGTGAAGGCTGGACCCCCATCATCCTCAAAGGTCCGATGGGCGGTCTCACTAACTTCCGGTGGTTTGAGCTGCCAGCGCAGCTCGACAAGATGGTGGCATACGCCGAGGCTAACGCCGACTTGGACGTATACTACTCTCCCTTCCTTTACACCAAGCCCCCGGCACTGTCGAACACGAGGCACGCAGCCAAGGATAACGTGACAAAGGCAGCGTGCGTCTGGGCAGACGGCGACGACTGCCCCATCGACAAGCTGAAGGTCAAGCCCTCTATTACCGTCCAGACCAGCGAGAAGCACTGGCAGGGGTACTGGCTACTTGAAGATGCCGCCGACCTGTCCAATGACATGCTCGAAGCACTCTCACGAGGACTCTACGAAGCACACAAGAACGACGGCATGGACCGAGGCTGGCCCCTGTCGAAGAAGCTCCGCGTACCCTTCACGCACAACCTCAAGAAGGTCACACCCTGGGAGATCACCCTTGAGGTGAACGACGAGGCGATCACCGCAGCAGAGTTCGCGGCTGAGTACCCGCCTGTCGAACGCATGGGCATTGAGGAAGAAGACTTCCCCACCGACATCCCCAGCATGTTTGAGGTGTTGGGCATGGTGAACCGTAGCTACATCACGGACCTTGCTACGGACGACACCTTCAATGATGACGAGGACCGTAGCTCGAAGATGTACCATCTTCAGTGTGCCCTCTGGGAAGAAGGTTGTTCAATTGTTGAAGCCTTCGCAGTCGTGCGTGCCACTGAGTTCAACAAGTTTGAGGCAGACGGGCGCGGCGACGGATACCTCTGGAAGCAGATTAATCGTGACTATGCACGTTGGAAGGCTGAGCACGGCGGCCCCACGGAAAACGATCTCGAAGCGACAACCCGTATCGGCTCGTCCTACCTCCTGAGTGAAGCACGTGAACTCACCTTGCAGGACGTGAACTTCCTGCATGAGGACGAGGAAGAACCGATGGGCCTCTTTGTCGATCAGTTCGCAGCATGGGCATCAACCAAGTCAGCAATGGCTCCTAAGCAGTTCCACTACGCGGGTGCCCTTGCTATCTTGTCGTCCATGTTCGCGAAGTATGCGTTTTTGCCGACCAACGTGCAGAAGATGCCACTGAATCTGTACTTCTTGGTTCTGGGACGCACAACCCAGTCCCGTAAGTCAACGTCACTTCGCCTCGCTGAGTCCATGATGCGTGACGTGGCTGTCGGTATCGGCAAGGGGCCTGACGCTTTCATTGCACCGGAAGACTCGACAGGTGAAGCACTCTCCGCGTACCTGCGTACCAAGCCGAAAGAGTCCGGCCTGTTCGCAATTGACGAGGTGCAGGACTTCTTTGCACATGCTGCCCAGAAGGGTAGCTATATGGCATCTATGATGCCATTCCTCACCAAGTCTTACGACGGCTACATTCCCGCTGTCGCACGTAAAGACAAGGGCGGCAAGGTTGCTTACCAGACTGCCACACCGTATTACATGACGTTCTACGGGACAGGTATTCTTGACCAGGCCGCGAAGCACCTGACGACAGAAAAGGTGGAGTCCGGCTTCACGCCTCGCTGTCTCGTCGTCATCGACGACCGAGACAAATACATCACGTCCTCTCAGGACGTGAAACTCGTGCAGGTGAGCGCATCGACAGGCAAGATCGAGGACAAGCAGCGTGACTTCATGCTGTCGAACCTCATCAAGTCGGTCGCTAAGTTCGACGCGCAATTCAGCGCACGTCAAGCAGCACGGATGCCTAACGAGGAAGTTCGCAACCCTATCGAGTTCGAGCCTGGCGTGTTCGAGCGGTGGATTGACTTCTCGGAAGAAGCCAAGGTACTGGCTGAGCGACACATGCTGAACAGCCGTGAGCTGTTCCCTGGCACCGAGCGTATGACGTTCAGTGTTCTGCGTATTGCGGCGCTGCTTGCCATGTACAACGGCCCTAACTCGAAGGGTACTGTCGTCGTCACGATGCGGGAAATGCTCAAAGCTATCTCGCTTGCGTCCATTTGGCTGTCTTCTAACGAGGTGTTCATTCACCATGTGAAGAACAGCAACTTCAGCAACAAGGTGGACAAGCTCATTAACTTTGTTGCGCGCACCGACAATGGCATGGTTTCGATTCCGAAGCTTATGTTGAAGTTCCAGTCTGAAATCAGTGGTATGCGCGAACTGAAGGAAATCATCACATATGCCCAGGCACGCGGAGTAATCCAAGAAGTCGTGAAGGGCAAGTCCAACAATGAACGATTTATTAAGTACACAGGAGGGCAGGTATGAAAGTCTTAACCGAAAACATCGACAAGCTGCCCGTTCTTGCGCAGATTCTACTCAAGCGTGCAAGGACGGTGGCTGGTCTGCCAGAAGATGTGACTGTCGAACTCACCGACGACCCTACCGAGAACGGCATCGACATCACCCTCGGAACGGTCAAGGGCTACAAAGGTGATGCGTTCAAGTCTCTTTCTCCAAAGCAGATTGTGACTCATCCACAGGCTATTCTGTTCCTCGCTCAGGCGTTCCAGTACGCCTTCCTCGGCCCTGTTGACCCTGGCCTGGAACTTGGCAAGGACTGGGTTGTCTGGGAGGGCCAGGACATCGAGTTCAAGCCAGGCACCTTGATTGCTCTCGACATCGAATCGGCGGGCAACATTGAGGAAGATACGTTTGCGGCTGGTCGTATCCTGTCTATCGCCCTGTGGAACGGCAAGTTCGGTGTTGTTATCCCCGAAGAACTCGCTGAGACCGACAAGGCGGCAGAGCTTATCAAGCGACTGTGCGACACCTGCACTGTCATCTGTCACAACGGCACGTTCGACATGCCCTACCTGTCGGCTCGTCTTGGCATCCGCGTGTACCATCACGAGGACACGTTGCTCATGCACTTCGTCATGGACAACCTCGCGGGTGAACATGGTCTGAAGCCTACTGCTCGCCGCTGGTTGCGTGCTGCTGACTGGGACTCTGACGCAAAGAAGTACCTGAAGGGTGGGGCACACTTCGAGCTTATCCCACGCGAAAAGCTCTACAAGTACAACATTTATGACGCGTACTGGACCTATAAGCTTCACAAGTACTTCGAGCAACTACTGAATAACAGTGGTAAGTTCGACTACTATCGCTATCGTATGCAGGTCACAGTGATTCTGAACGACGTGCAGATGAACGGTGTAGCCGTGTCGCTCGATGCGCTCGATGAGCTTGAGAAGAAGTACCAAGAACAGTGCGACAAGGCGCTGGTTGTGTTGCGCTCGCTGGCAGGCGATGACTTCAACCCACAGTCACCGAAGCAGATCAAGGACTACTTCACCTCCAAGGGTGTGTCGTCCCCATCGTTCGACAGTGACCACCTGAAGAAGCTACGCCGGGGTGGTAAGGAAGTGGAGTTTATTGACGCTCTGCTTGAGTACCGCTATGCTGCTAAGGTGATTGGCTCATTCATTGCTAACGTGCGGCGTAAGGTTGGCGAGGACGGTCGTATTCACCCGTACTACCTGCCTCACGGTGCTAAGACTGGTCGCCTGTCGGCTAAGGGGCCTGCGATTCAGACGATGGGGCGCGACAGTGGCATTAAGCGCGCCCTTGTCGCTGCACCGGGGTGCAAGATTATCTCGTGTGACTACTCGCAGGCTGAGCTGCGTACCGTCGCTGAACTTGCCGACGACAAGGCCATGATTGCTGCCTTCCAGCCGGGTGCGCCGGACTTCTTCGATGACCTGATGACAAAAATCTGGCCTGAAGAGTTCCCGACAATCGAAGCGTATGAGGTTTTCAAGCACGAACATCCAAAGACTGCTAAGAACCGGCGCGCACTGGTCAAGAGTGTAGTGTACGGCCTCAACTATGGCCGTGGTGTTGCCGCTATTGCGACAGCTCTTGAACAGCCTATTGAAACTGCACAGCATGTTGTCGATCAATACCTTGGTGCATATCCAGGACTTCGAGACTGGCAGACACGAGTACGCCATAGCGTCGGACGTAAGGAAGAGGACAACGAACGTAAGACCAAGTTCGGACTCACCTTCAACCCACTATTCGTGTCGGACAACAACTACAGTTCGACACAGAATGAAGCACTCGCCTTTGTTCCGCAGTCAACTGCTAACGACATCTGCCTCAACGCGGCAATCAAGATCAACGAGCAAGCAGGGCAGTACGGGGCTAAGCTGATTGGCCTCGTACATGACGCTACCTACGTTGAGTGCCCGGAAGAAACCATCGAAGAGTGCTCGAAGATGATGGAGCGCGAAATGTCCAAGGCAGCAACACTTGTCTTTAACCGCGTGCCATTTGTGGCAGAAGCAGAAGTCGGCAACAACTGGGAGGAAGTGTGACAAGCTACGACCAGGCACCCTGTAGTGGAGCACCAACCGAATGGTTCTACGACACGACACTCTACGAAACAGTCGTGAGAGCTTTTTGTAGTAAGTGCCCCATCAAGGAACAATGCCTTCAAGACTGTCTGGTAGCCGAAGAAACACCAACCGACGGTAAGAAGTTCCGCTCTGGTGTTTTCGGTGGCCTCTCACCGACAGGCCGAAACAGGCTCATGGGTACCGGATATGTAGTCATCACCGAAAACTGGATGGAGGAAGATAATGACAACGACAGTAATAGCAATTGACCCCGGCGTGAGCACCGGCCTTGTTGTGGCACGTGTCGAAGAAGAGGTGGAGATTCTACACTTCGACCAGTTCATCTGCTCGAAACATACAGAAACAGCAGAACTCATCAAGCACTACCTTGACGAGTACCCTCAAGCCGTTGTCGTGGCTGAGCAGTTCGACCTGAGACCCAGCAACAAGTTCACAGCAGACCTTACCCCCGTGAAGGTCAACGCAATCCTTGACTGGTTTGTCGATGACATCCACTACCAGACACCAGCACAGGCCAAGGGCCTGGTCAAGGACGCGACACTGAAGAACCTGGGTTGGTGGCTCACAGGTAAAAATGTGAACTACAAGGACGCAAACGACGTGAGAGATGCCTTCCGACACCTTGTGTATTATCTGGTTCACGAGCTGAAACATAAGTGGACACTCGACAACGGGTGGCCGAGATAGCGAAAACCCCTCTGCTAGGAAAGGAGAACTAGCAGAGGGGTTTTCTGTGCCACACCCAACAGTCGCAGCACCCGCACGAGGTGGTTAACTGTCATGGTCTAGTCTAGCACACTAACCGATCTTTGCAGCGGTCAAGACGACACCACCCCAACCGATGTTGGATGACGGGGAACACGTAACACGGAATTGGACAACAATGCTCTGGTTATCGGTTGTCGTGTAATAAGGCACATGACCCAAGTTAACGAACATCACGTTACCATTAATCGTGTACGTGTTAAATCGGCCAACATGGTATTCCTTGCCGCCCAGAGACATGTAACAGTTGATGAATGAACTCTGTGCGTTCTGGTCATTTGCAAACGTGACCGAGGCCGACACCATCCACATCCCAGCCTTCTTAAACTGGAAGTTACCGTTAACTCGATCAGCATTAGCGTTCTGATAACGGTAGAAGTAATCAGCCATAGACGTATTCGTAACATAGTCCGTTTCGACGGTACCACCCAGGATGGTTGTGTACCTACCATCAGAGTAGGCGCTTACTGTCTTACGGTCAGCCTGGTAGATAATCACATCTGGGTTTTTCTCTGCTGCGTCACGCAGAGGCTTCAGCTTGGCTTCACGATCTGCGTCATTCTTAGCAATAATGACACGACCATTCTGAAGTCCCTTCACAACCTCGGAGACAGAGTTGAACCCAAGGTTCATAAAGATGGGCCAGGATTGAACCACGTCACTGTCGCTGTAGGTCCAAATGCCCTGCTTGTTAACTGGCATTAGTATCTCACTCCTGAAACTGAAACTTGTAGATGTGAATGTTCATGGGCGCTAATCAAGTAATTGTCAGCATTGTAACCAACAATATTGATCGCTACGTATGGGTTCCTAGTATCATTGTAATCCACCAGCGTAGTGAAAGAGATACTTGCACTAAGAGATTTTCCATACGTCGGAACCATCATAGATGTGCCATAAGATTTACTTCCATTGACAAAAGTATTGACCTTAAACATCTCTGTCGAACCTGCAATGTTATCTTGCAGTCGGACAGTGATAAAGCCAGATACCGTCACGAGCATAAACGAACCAGCGTTACCCCAATCGAGCTGTCCTGTGTACACAGAGCTGCCAGAGTGCTTAGTATCTGGGTTGTACACTAGCCTAGATCGTGTTTCCGTAAGACTGAATGGCTGTGCGACACCATTAGCGGCATTACTCTGCACAAGGGCAGAAAGAGTATCGGAAGAGTTGGTTAACTTGTTGTCGTGAACACGCACGAGTGATTCAAGGTTAGCCAATCGCCTGTCAATATCGGTGCCCCATGCTTGGGAAGGGCTAGGCAGGTTGTGCTTCATTATGGGTGTATCCTCTCAGCGACAGTTCCTTCAGTGTAATGCCCTTTGGAGCCACTAGGTCTTGAACACGTGGCCTATCGAAGATAGCACGCAGATCAATAACCCTGGTGTAAGGCTCGCATGTAGCCTTCACACCTGAGCTGTCATAAGTAACAGACGTGATCATCCAAACAAACCTGTCGAACACAGCGTTAGTGCCAGCAAGTCGGCCAAACACCTGTGCCCTATCTGTCACAGGCTTGTTGGCTGTAAACTGCTCAAGATCACTCTGAATCTTACCCATTGTCGTACCACTAGGCCACTTCTCAGCAGCCTTCTTTGGCAGTGGTGTGCCAGTGAAGGCCGTAACGTCCGAAGCAAGAACAGCTGGCCTCGTGAAATCATACACAACCTCGGTGTATGCCTCGTTCAATGGGATAGCGCCTGTCCAATCGAGACCACAGCTGTATCCGAAAGCACCTTGGGCAGTGTAGACACACGCCTCGTAAGCCTCATTGATATTTGTGATGAACTTAGAGTCAATCTTCACAGGTTCAGTCTTAGGTGTGTAACCAGTCTGAAAATGCAACGTCCGCTCTTCATACAAACAAACATCGGCAAAAATGCGCAGAGACGAATAATCATTTTGCCCATCTGACTCTGCGAGTCTAAACGGGGCAAGGCGTTTATTATCCATCCCAGTAACGCGAACCTTCAACTGATTCGCTTCATCACCGAGTTCGACATGAACAGAACCACCCTCTGCGTACCATTGTGCTGGGGTAATCGGCTTGTTATCCTTACCTACAACACAATACTTCGACTTGTTGATAATATATCTGGTCCTATTATCTACAGCAGTTGTAGCAATACCTGTGTCAGAAGGGTAAATCTCGTTAGGCATAACACAAACAGGCTGATCGTACAAGGCATTGACGACACCTAATGTTTCAAGCACAAACTCTTTTGTCTCGCCAGATTCGACCGAAAGAACTTCGGCACCGGAGAGTTCTTTCGGTTGATCTCCGTTAACAGTCGTCACAGGAAACGCCAAAGAGATGAGTCGTTCACCAGGAACCTTCGGAGTCCTGTAGTCAACGCTGCCAGATGGATACTCTGCCATATAGCGTTCATACCGCCAGTGCATCATATCCTCATAGTAAGTGCACTCAATATCCGAAAAAGGCTCGTCAACAGAAAAGTCGATACTGTAGTCCTTTGTAAAGCCCTGAAACCGAGTCAAAATACTATGGTTACGGTACAGAACAATAGTGTCATAAACCCAGGTAATCTGCCAATCCTTTGCAGACAGAAAAGACTTCAATATAGACCACAAATTACCCTTAGCACCAGGAAAGTTGTATTGATCTAGGTCAGTACCGGCAACAACACCCTCAACACCAAACTTAAAAAAGCTCATAGACGGGTTACGATTCTCACTAGCAAAGATTTTAGGGTCGGAAATACCAACAACCTTAAAAAAGTGCTTAACGATGTCCTTAATAGTAGCCCTATATAGGCTAGTAATACGAGTCTCGATGTTCAGACGGTAAAAAGGGTCATTGAGAGTCGCAGACCAAGCCCAAGGTGTATTCGTAATAGAGCGTACGAAAGCATGAGTACGGCCAAGCCTAGGGTCATCGAGCATGATCTCACGATCAAGAACATCAGCTGCTTCAACAAACCCAGTACCAGCCAAACTGTACTCAGAGAAACCACCTGTCGAATTATTGCGATCAAGCGACACAGCATCCTCAACGACAGACCAGCCAGTCAGTTTATTCGTCGGAAACCCGATGACGTTTACCAAGACCACACCTCTTCCAGAGTAACAGACGCAGTGAAGTGCCCACGATGATTGTTCACAGTCACAACCTTAGCAGAGCCGGGAACAACCTGAAGATTACCGCCGCCTGAAGGGTACGAGTAGTTATACGCAAACGTGGTTGGGGCAGGTGCGTCCTGTGTAGGTGTAGGTTCAGGTTGAATACGGAGAGCGCACCAATCCAAATGACCATCCTGTAACGGCTTCATCTCAATTTCCCACACACCATCACCAAAGCCGAAAACACGGTTCTTTTCCCTGCTTTCAACGTATGTCGGCAAACCGTCTCCACCAATACGGTTAAAGCTCCACTCAAACGGACGCTTACCATCATGCTCACCAGATGCAAAGAACGTAGCATAGTAGCCTTCTGGAATGGCTACACGCTCAACGTAATTCCCTGCCTTGCTCAACGACAGTGTGGACTCGTGGCTATTCAGCCTGTTATACCTATTGTTGAGCTTATTCCCCATGTTCAGAATATTGGGCTTCAAGATTACACCAGGATGACCAGTGTGCCGATTGAGGTTCTTCGTAGGAAACAAAGCCTGCTTACCCCAGTCATTAAACGCAAACGGCGAGCCGACATGGTAATGAAGGTACGGCAACCCCATCAAAGGCGACAAGGCGTTGTTCATCGTGAATGGGTCAAGATAAGTCACCCACTCGCCAGTACGGTTCATGAACAGACGACGGAACAAGTCAGCCTGTTCACGATTCAAGTACGTCCAAGTAAGCTCATAATGTTTATGGCCGTACACAGAGCCACTAATATCTGCAAACCCGTTCAGCAGCGTTGTAGCACCATCGCCTGAATGAACAGAGTCAGACACAGGTGACTCATCAGGTGCAGGAAACCAAGACATGAACGTGCCACCGACAGAGAAAAACACCTCACGGGTCGCACAACCTCTAGTAGACACCACGATTACCTGCTCCTTCATTACGATTGTCGATGTTCTGGCTAATGGCGTGCCCATCCAAAAGGACGGAAGTGCTAACAGCCTTCACCAACTGATTAAATTGTTGTGGGTTAATTGTAACAAGATCAGAGCTACCGCCCATAGCATAGACACCGCCAGCCGACACAGGCACCTGCATCGTGTTCAAGGCGTTCATGAAGTTCTTGCCGTAGAAATCGACAGCGGGCTGAGAAATCACGTACTCGCCGCTACGGACACGGAACATACCCTTGCCGTCCGTAGCCATGAGGTTGTCGGCCTTCGGGTTAGCCGGAGGGCGACCGGGCAACAAGCCGCCGCCTGCGAAACCAGGGATATTGTTAGACTTCGACAGCAGACCACCCTTGTAGTACCGATCAATGGGGCCACCCATATAGCGACGACGAATCTGACCAGCCTGACCCGCATAACGCGCCGCATCCGCAGCCTGCCCACGAGTCAAACCCTTGTTCATGGCGTTTTGGATGTACTGCATGTATGACATCAACTGGTTCAACTGGTTATAAGCCTGAGACGTATCAGCATTAACAGGAACAGTCACCTGATTACCGTGGATACCATCAATACCACTCTGTGTCGAACCGATGGTGCCCTGGTCGGTGACATTCTCCTTCACATCACGAGGAACCTGCCCAATAGTTGAAGTCAGGCTGTCGAAAGCCCCGGCCAACTCAGTCACTTCACCCTGGTTGAACCCAAGTTGAGTAACCTGCTCAATAAACTGGCGCTTCAGGCTTTGCGTGTACGCCTCAATCTCCTGTGTCGAATGACCAGCGGCAGCATACGCCTCAATCAAACCAATCATCTGAGACTGCAACGACCGCAAAGCCTCACGGTTAGCAATCGCCGCCTCCGTGTAGCCCTTCAGCGCAAACTGTCCCGCCTGAAGAGTTGCGATCTCCTTGTCGTTGTCCGCAATCTTCGACTGGCCTTCACTGATTTTCTGCTTGGCCTCGTCAATATCAACCTGAGTAGACTGCGCACGCTCCGTGTCGCCATACTTCACAGCGACAGCATGGAAGAACTCAGCATCATGCAACTCTTGCTGGTTCTTGCGCATGTCCGACGCGAGCTTTTCATTCTCCTTACGAAGATCAGTGATCTTCTTCGTCGTGCCCTCAACATCCTTCTTCAGGCTGTTCAGACCCTTACGGTAATTGTCCTGAGCAGTCGTAGAACGCCACCATGTAGACAACGCCTTATCGAGCGCAGACTTCAAGCGACTAAGGAAGTCCTCGAAAAGCTCAGCAGCAGTCTTCGTTTCCTTCCTTGCACGGCCCGCACCGCCGCCTCCACCGGAACGAGGCGAGCGACCACCACCGCCTCCACCACCGGAGCGAGAAGGCTTAGCCTTGAAGTTGTTGGCACTAAACGCCGACGCACCGTTGTTACGGTTAGCAAAGGTTGGCATACGAATCTTGGACTTCTGTCCCGGAGTGTACGAACCCTTACCCGTCTTAGACTTCGCACCACCAATCAGCCCCATGTACGATTGGATGGAGTTCCAGATAGCCTGCACCTTGCCAAGGAAACCTTGAGCCTGCGACACAGCCTGAGCCGCGTTATCAACCATCTGACCAAGTGACGCATCCGTAGCAGAATGGTCAACCTCGCCAGACTGGTACGGCTGAGCGATAATTGCAGCCATAGTGTCTCGTTGCTGCTGGAACTGGCTCATGTCGAAGCCCTGGGCAGCAAGGAAGTCGATAGTGTCTTGGATTGACTGCTGGGCGTACTGGTATGCCTCTTCACCAGTCAGACCCATTTCCTCGATACCAGCAGCAGCGGCATTGCCCATCTTCTCGAAGTAGTCCGAGATAGCAGCAATGTTCGCCTGGCCGTCCGGACTGTTCGGGTCCATCGACGTGCCGTGCTCCTGCATCGACTCGTACACCTGCTGCAACGACGAATCGAGAGCAGCAGCCGCGTCTGTCGAAGAGAACATCTCATCGAGTACAGAGCGGATAGCCTCGGCCATGCTCTTGAACTCGCCCTTAGCGTCACCAACCTTCAGGCCAGCTTCTTCAGTCTGTTCACCCGTCTCTTCGACACCTTGACCGAAGAGGATAGCATCATTCAGAGCGCCCCGCATAGCGCCACCGACACCTTCGGTGTTCGACTTCAAGCCTTGTAGAGCGCTAATCTGATCATCAATCGGCTTTTTATCAGCAAAATACTGACCAGAGCTTGCCTCTGTACCAAAAGTGTCTTCAGATGCCTTAGCAGCAATCTCTCCCTTACGAGCTTCAAGCTGCTGAATATAACCATCCACATAAGCGTCAGCAGCCTCCTTGCCGCCGCCCTGAGACTTAGAAGTAGTGGCGAGCTTGATGTACTTAGCATACGAGAAACCCATATCGACAAGGGCCTGCTTAGTTTCCTTCGACATGCCCTTGAAAGCCTCAGAACCTTGAATGGCATCCATAATCAACGCTTGGGTATGCTCACCAATCTTCAAGGTAGAGTAGCCCATTGCCGCAGCCTGCTCGTGGGTAGCCTGAACAACCTGCCCAGACTTATCAATGTAATAACCGAGAGCTTCACCGTTAGCAGTAAGAACTTCCCCATTCTGCTCAATAGTGGCGTTCAGCTCCACAAAGCCAGACTGCGTACCGTTACCGACTTCCTTCGTATCTTCAGCCAAAGCGTTCAGAATAGCCGAAGAACCGCCCACAGCGTTCTTAAACTCATCAGCCTTAGCCGATGCGTCCTGGAAGGCGTCACCGAGGTACGTCGCACCAACCGACACAGCCGTCAAAATACCCGAGATAGCAAGGCCCCAAGGCCCACCAAACATCGACAGCAAGCCAGAACCGACAGCCGACAACTTAGACAAGGCACCGACAGCTTGACCAGCCCCAGCCGCAACCTGCGCACCAGCAGCCGCAGCAGACGCGCCAGCAGAAGCAATCTGCGCAGTATTCTGTGCAGCCTTAGCAGCAGTAGCCTTACCAGCAGCCACCGCCACCGCGTTATCCGCAGCAGCAAGCCTCTGGTTAGCCGAAGCAGCCGCATTAGCAGTAGCCACGTTAGCCGCAAGCGTACTGTCGTAAGCGACCGTGGCCGACTGAGCCTGCTTCACAGCCTTCCACACGGTGCCCCACGTCAAACTTGCATCACCAGTCGCCTGACGCATACGGTTGCCCATCTGCAAATAAGTAGCAGACATCGACACAGCCGCAGCCTTCGTAGCCAGCAATCCAACACGCACTGTCGCCACAGCCGCGAGCGCACCCACAAACGCCTGAATAGGGGCAGGCAGCTTAGCGAAAGCGTTAACGATACCTGTCGCGGTAGAAATCAGCAGCTTGAACGGAACCATGAAGCTAGAGTTCATGGCCGCGCCCGCGTTCTGCAAAGCGTGCTGGAAAGCCTCAATCTTAGCCGACAGGGTATCCATGATGACGTTCATCGACTCATCAATGAACGTCGTGCCCTTAGAAGCCCTCTCAGCCTCCTTCAACTGCTCCACATACAGGCCGACACTGTTCGACATACGGGACAGCAGCTCAACGTCACGCACGTTCTTGAAGCCCAAGTCCTTAATCGCCTGAGCCTTCTCAACCTTGTCACCAATACCTGCGAGGTTCTGCAAGATGCCCTGGAACACCTTGTTCGGGTCATCCTGCCACAGCTTACGGAACTCTTCATCAGTCACACCGACAGCCTGGGCGTAGGTGTGCATCTTGTCGCCACCCTCAGCGGCAGCGGCATTGATCGAATTGAAGATACGTTGAAGAGAGCCGCGCGCCCATTCCTTTGGGATAGCGAGCGACGACAACGTAGACGACAGAGCAAGAATCTCATTCTGAGTAAAGCCAGCAGACTTACCCTGGGCAGCAATCGACACAGCCATGTTCGCAATCTCAGGCTCAGTAGCCACAGACTTCGCACCAAGATCAGCGATCTGATTAGCCAGGACCGCGTAGCCGTCACCCTTGCCAGGTGCCGACTCTTGCAGCTTGCCCATCATCTCACCGAAACGACCAAACGCAGTAGAAGCAGACTCGACTTCCATACCCGTCACAGTAGAGAACTCAGCGACAGCCTTCGTAAAGTCTTTCAACTTGTTCGTCGGAATGTTCATCTGCGCACCGAGCGTACCAATCTTCGACAGATCAGCAAACGACGTAGTAGTCGTCGTAGAAAGCTCGGTGTAAGCCTTCTTCAGCTCACTCAAGCTCCGTGTCGTACCCTGAGCGGTACGCTCCACATCAGCAAATGCGCGCTCCTGCGCAATACCAGCCTGAGCAGCAGACGACACCACACGACCAATACCAGCGGTAATAGCGCCGTAATACACGGCCATGTCACGCGCAGCATAACGAGCGTTCTCAATTGCCTTCTCGCTCGCACGAGCGTTATTGCGAGCGGTACTAGCATCAGAACGAATAGCAGTACGCTTAGTCAGCTCTTCCTCTCGGATGCGAGCGCGCTCAGTACGAGCAAGCTCAGCCTCACGGGCAGCACCAATACGAGCAGACGCACTAGCAACAGCAGCCTCACGCTTAGCCTCAGCCGCGACTGTCGAAGCAGCCATCCGCGCCTCAACCTCAGCAAGACGAGACGTAGACTGAATCTCAGCAAGACGCGCAGCCTCATTGCCCTTCGCCCGCACAAGGTTCCGCTCGTCACGGCCCTTCTGCTGCTGCAACGGGATAGCATTATCCTCGCGCTTCACAGAAGCCTGCGCACGCAACTTCTCAGCCTGCGCCTCAGTCTTACGCGCCTGCGACTGATTCAGTTGAGCCTGAGCCTTCTTCGCCTTATTCTCAGCCTCAGCCATAGCATTAGACGCAGAAGCCACCTCACGCATAGCCGAGGCAGTATCCTTCAGCTTAGCGATATGGTCCTTGCTCAAGCTGTTCATCGTGCGAGTCTCACGGATGAACTGTCGATACGCCGAAACAGCCTTATCGACACCCGCCGACAAATCAGCCTTACTAGCGTCCCCAGCAGCCTTATTCAACGAGCCAAGCGCATCCGCAACCGACTTCAGCGCAGATGCAGAATCGCGCATATTCTTGACCTTCGAGCTGTCAAGCTGCAAAGAATCAAGAACAGTCCCACCACGACCAGAAGGTGCCTTCAGAGAAGCGACAGCACTCTGTAGAGAACCAATCTGCTTTTCCAGAGCACCAATGCTCTGCGCAGCCTTATCTGCCCCAGCAGCGTTAACGTCGATGTCGATCTTAATCGACTCATCAGCCATAACTAATCCTCTACATAGAAAACGTCCCTGGTACCACTCCAATGATACCAGGGACGATTCCTACCCAACTCTCTCAAGCGCCTCAAGCGGCGAGGGCAACGGCTCTTTCGTACCATCTGAATACTCGACAGTACCCATCACCGTAAATGTGCTCTCACCCGGCTTGGTTTCCTTCATGTGCTCACGATGTCGATCAAGCTCAGCACACGAATAACACGTCGATGTCTCAACATGAAACTCAATTGCACTATGCTCACTGCGACCGTACCAAAGCGGCGTACCACACTTGTTACACAGACTATCGAGATAATACTGATAACCCGCAGCCAAAGCCAGGTCCAAGTTAGTGTATTCAGTTTGATCTATTGGCTCCGAGTCAAGCTCATCACCAATCCACACAGGCACCACACGAGCAAACATGCCGTGCGCGCCCGTAAACAGCGTCGGAGGCTTACTCTCCGCTCTCGCTGTTTTCAGCAGAAGAACCATCCACCGGTTCTCCGGCTTGCTCAGCTCCGTCCCCACGAAACGTAGGGTCAGAAATCGCCTCAGCTACCACAGCTCCAAGCTCCTGAGCATCGTTCCACGTCGCACAAATCTGCTGCCACAAGAACTCAGGCAGGTAGCCACGCAGCTCCGCAGCCTCGTCCTCGGTCAGACCGTTCTTAGACTCGCCTGTCTCGTTATCTGTAATTTCAACGCAGGCACGAGAAACGATGTAATCCATCAGACGGTCCTCGCGCTCGATCTCGATGACAGCCTTTTCCTCAGCGCTCTTGTTCTTCGTAGAGAAGAACGGGTCTTCCCAGACCATGCGCTTCAGGACATACAGCTCCTTATTCGACAAGGCGCGCAGACGCAGAGTGATCGTCTGCTTGCGCAGCTTTTCAAGCTCTTCCTCAAGCTCGACACCGGGGGCAGTGTCGGTAATCGAACGAGACAGCGGTGCCTCAACGATCTGCGCGGTCTTAGCCAGTTCGACCAGCTGAGCGAAGCGCTCCGCATCCTGGGTATTCAGGGGCACGTCGATAGCCTTGATCGTAGGCTTGATACTAGAAATGATCTTAGACAGTTCGAAAGCCATGTCCACTCCAATCAGATAAAGGAACACCCCCGCACCTCGGGGGTACGGGGGTATTCTATCAGAGTTAATCAGGCAGCGACAGCCTTATTCAACTCCATGAAGCCCTGCGGAAGGAAGGGCACCTCAAACTGGATGGGCTTGTCCCCATCACCGAGGATGTCCTTCGGGTTGTCCGGCACGACCTTAAAGGCAGAGATTTCTTGACCGGCCTCGACAGGGGTGCCCTGTCGGAAGCCGATACGTTGGATAAGGTACCCTTCCTTGATACCGTCAAGCGTGCCACGCTTGAACAGCTGGTAGGCCTTATCATAGACACTAGTATTACCGGCCGCCTTCTGTCCAGCCGCGATAGCCTCGCGGAAGAACGTCAGATTGGCTTCGTAATTGCTAATGGTGGGAGTCTTCGCGTTACCAGCATCGCAAATGGTACGCGAATCGTCCGTGTCGCTATCTGTAGCGCCGAGCGTCATACCCGCCGCGATAGCACACGAAATATCGACAGCCTTCGGCGTACCACCCGTGTAGGTAGTAGCCTTAAACAGGTCAGCCGTAGTGGTGATAGCATCAGCCGGAACCCACCAAACAGTGGTGTTCGGCGACAACATCTTGGGCATCAGTCTTCCTCCTTGTGGGAAACGATATCGTCATCTTCAATGGTATCATCCTCGCCGCAACACTTGGCCTGTGTAATCGGCGTATTGTCATCGACAACCTCATACATGTCCGGCAGAACAGCCAGCTCATCTTCAGTTTTGTCGCAGACAATATTGGTAAAAACATTGCGCACGCGCAATTCACTCACCCCTATCTAGGTTGACGTAAAAACTCATACTGTGCTGATAAACCGTAGGACGCAAGGTAGAATCAAAATCGCTATCAGTACCAACCGACGCAGCAATGTTGACACCATTCGACCCTTCAATCAATACAGCACCAATGAGCTTCTCTTTCACAACCGACACAAGCCGGTTGAGAATGTCTTTATTCGCGGCGTACACGTCCACCGTGAACGGATGCTCGTACACATCCAGAGTATGCCCAGCCAAAGACACATATTCGTCCAACTGACGATTAATCTCGGCACCACCGTGATACACGATATAGAGAGGCACCTTCGTATCACGTGAAAAAGAGTCGAAAACCTTAATGCCGTTGATCGTATTCAACAAGGCCAAGCAAGCCTCGTCAAACTCCAACGTACGATCTTTCACTTCAGCCTCCCGTAGAACTCTTCACGGAACACAGCCGTCACACGAGGCAAATATTTAGCCGGGGTAATACCCTTCCCCTTGTCGCCGCCAGTCGCCTTACCACGCAAGCCAGAACGAAGATAGCCTGTCGTACGCTGACTATACGTACCGTTCTCCTGCCACGAGTAATACGGCTTAGCCCTATCCCACCGATGCCAACCGATCTCCACGACTTTGCCGCCCTTAGACGCATCAACACGGAAAGCATCACGCATATAGCCAGTATCAACACGACGCGGATATGTCGCAATCAAAGCACGACCATACTCAGTAGAAGCGACAGATGCAGCCTTAGCCGCAGCGTCAACCTTCTTCCACGCAGCGTCGATGATCTTCTTCTTCGCCTTAGCCGCAGCACCATAACGGTCAGAATCGACAGTTACCTTAATGCCAGCAACGCGCCCGTCAAACTTGACGGTTTTCCTCGTCCTAGCCATTAGTCTCCCCCGTTGCCATATCACACAAAAGCGTCACCTGCCAGTTCAGTGTATCAACCTGAGCGTTACGCACAACCAGCTTCAAGCCCTCAACCCTCGGGTCTGTTGGCATTTCCTCAACACGGACGCGCATACCCTCAGCGAACGACACACGCATCTCCGGCTTGCCCCACATATCACGTGACAAAACCTCATTCTTGTCGATATGCAAAAGCTGCACACGATACGCATGAACACCTGTGACTGTACCTGCCCACTCACGGTTACGGGCACGCCAGTCAACATTGGGTGTGATGTTCGCCCAACCCTGCCATATAGGGTTGTTGTAATCAAACGACAAACCAGCCTCTTCAGACCAGCCATACGACAACGTATCCGGCTCAGTGAAGATACTCACCTTCGTATTAGCCAACAACTGCAACGGATAATACGAGGCATACATGAACAGAGGATGGATATTCGGATCAATCGACAAGCCCATCAGAAGTTCACCGCCCAGTCAACAGGCTCAAAGGAAGGATGCACAACATCGAAACACAAGCTGTTTTCCTCATCTTCCTTCGCTTGAGCACGCAACTGCCGAGCACGACCGACAATCGCAGCCAGCAGCTTAGCACCGTCAGTCTGCTTGTCGTCCGTCTTCAAGACAAGCAACTGCAAAGCCTTATCCATGCCGATAGCGTCACACGCATCGGCAGCAGCCAGCTTCACGTTACCGCCGTTAACAGCGAGCAAAGCCTCGATCTCTTCATCAGCGAAAAGATAACGCGGCTCGTTCCTCAAATCGCGCAAGTCCTCCAACTTACGCAAATCAGGGACAAGAACACGCACCTGTCCGATGGGGGAAGAAAAATCAATCTCGCTCATAAAACCAAGTATAGCAAGACCCCCACGACCAAAGGCCGCAGGGGTCTTACTTAATCAGCTAACCGATCAGGCAGGTGCAGGTCCGCCGTGCGAGCCAATGACACCATCATAGCGAACAATGCCAGCACCAGCGATCTGTCGGATACGGACTTCGACATCATCGTTGTCGAACGAACCCTCATAAGGATTAACGTCGCCGCCGCCGATCATCTGACCAGTCTTGTTGTGGATACGAAGCTCGGGAGCCTCACGACCCAGCATACCAGTCTTCGCAAGAACGGTCTTGCTGTTAGCACGACCACCCTTCGGAAGAAGAACCCACGCCTGCTCGCCACCAACAACAGAGATCAGATCAGAGGTAACAACCTCCAAGTCCTTCAGAGGATTACCCTTGATCTCAGTGCGCTTACCATTCTGAACACGAATCTCGTTAATCAGAGTGTAGCCCTTAGCAACCTCAGCAAGAGCGGGGTTGGTGACAAGCACGAAGCCCTCCGGGACATAAGTCGAGTGACCATCACGGATAGTGGCGAGCGCCTGGAAACGGGCCGCAACAAGAGCATCAAACGACAGGGGCGCGTTCTTGGTATTAACCCCAAGACCAGCAGCACCGCCCGTGATCTCTTCTGGCAAACCAGTGGTATTAAACTCGGTCTTGTTCGCTTCATTAAACACGTCTTGACGCAGAGACTTGGTCTTAGGGTCAAACAGCTGAAGCAGAACCAGCAAGTCCTCAGTACGCGCGGCAATAGCAGCAGCATCCTTCGGGAAACGGCTAATTACGTTCCACTCGTCGTTAATAAACGACTCGAAGCTAAACTGGAATCGGGCACCATGCTTAGCAGTAGTGATAAATGCACCATCGGCCTGGTACGACATGGTGGGGTAAGGGGTCAGCTCCGGCACATGAGGCAACGTGCCCACA